AAAATAGTCTAATGAGAAATGAAATTATTCAGAATATTTTTCAACCAAAAACAAACAATGATGATAGTAAAAAAATTACCTTTAATTTAATCAATAATCATGTATCTCTCAATAATCACAATCATATTATGAATGAAACAGATAGAACTATTGTAGGTTTACTCTGGCATGAAAATATAGTGGATATAATGAAAAAAATACCTCATACAAAGGCTATTCCACTGTATACCAAATTTTTAGATAATATTTGTTTTGCTGATTATGTTGATAGAATAACATTTCAAAAACAAATATGGCAATTTAATGAAATGAGTTCATTAGTTAAAACAATTTATAATAATAATATATTGCATAAATCATTAGAAGATAAACCAAAATTAAAAAATCCAGATGTACGCTTTACAAAGGTATTAACAAAATATAGTACTGAATATAATAATTCAGTATTTATTCAATCACTTTGTGATAAATTACAAATGGACAAAAAAGATTTGTTATTATATTTTCAAGAATTAAGAAAAGAATATTCTATAGAACAATTATTAGCTAGTTTTGAAAATATTGAAATTTCAAAATTAGATATAAATCGATTATATAGATATATTGACAAAGTGAATAATTATTCTTTTAATGAAGATGATAAATCTGTGGTTGAAATTTAATATATTTATAATTTCATATCTTCCTTTGTTAATTTGTATCCCCAATGTTGTAATGTTTGTCTTATCTTGGGACTTACTGTATAGTCATCATATTTTGCTTTTTTCTTTTTGATAAGATTTATCAAAGCTTTTCTAAATCGACTATTTGGTCCTGCTGTTTTTACCCACCTACTTATTTGCCATTCATCATCTGGTGATCTTTTTCCATCATAAAAATCACAATACCATTGTACCCAACCATAAGGATGATATTTTGTAATCCAATCTTTAGATTCCCAAAATTCTAACGTTGTACCAACTTTCACATTATATCGATTGATTGATTTATCATACTCATCCCATGGAGTTATAAGCCATGAATCAGGAATATTTTTCCACCAAGAAGCAGGATATTTTTTGTGTTTATTTTTATAATTTTTTCCTGTTACTGATGAATAAATTGGTCTCCAATAAGTTCCACCAAAACTACCTAATGAAAACATCTGTTTTGGGGACAAATTAGGTCTAAATTCTGGATAATCTTTAAATTTAATCTCCTTAAAATCTTTTGTTAATTTCATCTATAATATAAATTAACAAAAAAGTTATCTATTTTTCATTGCATTATTTAAATAATTCATAAACATAGTAGTAGAATCTTCACACCAATTTGGATTAATAGCGTGAATAAATGCTTGTATACTATGTAGTGCCATATTCCAACCAATTACTGATGAAAAAATGAAATGTTCCATATACGTCATCTTATGTTCTTTGGGATGTCTAGTAAAATAATCCATATACATAATAACGATATTATTTTTTATTACATTCATGTAGTTTTTTAATTAATTCAGTATTAATTTTCTGTAAGTCTAAATTATTTGATATGGTTTCATCTAATTTTTGATTTAATAATTTATTTTCCGTTTTTTTTTCACCTAAATCTACACTAATCTTTTTAATTTGTTGATATAAATTTTGTATTTGCGTTTGCTGTTGACTAATAATAGAGACTACTTGATCATTATTTAATGTTTTTTTCCCACCATCTGGTGTATTCATAATAATTCTTCCTGCATTTTTTAGTTGTTCTTCTAATGCCTTTCTCCGTTTTTCTTCTATCTCAATAATATTATATAATACATCAGGTTTGTATTTTGGATCTCCCAAAGGATATTTAGAGAGATCGCTGTTTAATCTTTTTTTATAAAAATCTCTTAATTCTTTTTCCGGAACTAATTCTTCTATCTTATATTTTGTATAAGGTTTCATAAAATCAGATTCAGGTTCTTGCAATAATTTTTTTTTATCATAAGTATTGTGAATATGTGAAAACACTAATATTACTTTTTTGGGATCTAATTGAATAAAGGGGACAGTGTAATTTTTTAAAAACGTTCTTTCCTCGGCTAAACAAGCATCATCTTCGTAATAACTATTTTCTAACAAAGCTCGTTTAAATGCAAAAGTCCCTGCTGTTGCATGATTTTTTCCATAAGGCCCAAATTGATATATTTTATCTATATGTTCAAAATAGATGTGAATTTCACTTGATCCGGCGCATAATACTTCAGGATTACTATTTAATTTTTCAACAGCATGTGAAATACGTTCTTTTGGATAATAATCATCATCATCCATATAGACTATGATTTCTCCACTACTTTTTTCATGCATTATATTTCTCTTTTTACCCAAAGCCATTTTCTCAGGATAATAATAATACTTTACATTTGCATGATCTTTAACCAAATCTTCAATTTTATCTGAACCATCATCAATAATAATCCACTCTATTTTGTCTTTTGGATAGTCTTGATTATCAAAACATTTTATCATATAAGGAATAAAAGGTCTCCGATTATAAGTAGGAGTACAAACACTTACAAAAGGTAGTTCTTTTTTTTTTGTTTTGGTCATTAAATAAAACAAAAAAATCTATTTATGTCTATTTGTTGGCTTTTTTAATTTCAGCATTTCTTGAAGAATTAGATTTTAATAACATAATCAACCAAACTATAGCCATTACATTACCATAAAGCGGTTCAAGACTAGCCCAGGCTGCGAAAATTACAAGTATCCCATAAATAAATGGGAAATATTTCAAATTCTTTTTAATGTTATCTTTCCACTTTCCAAAGTCATTCACCATTGCCCAAACAATCATTTTATAAATAAATCCGAAATATTGTGATAATCCAACTCCAGCTGCTGTAAAAAATGCTACTTGTCCAAATCCAAGTAATAATGTATATAAAATTCCTCTCTTCCAATTATTTCCCTTTTTATTATCTTTTTGATAATTTACACCAGATAAAGAACCCCAAAAACTTAAACCACCACCAATCAATAAAATATAATGGAGGATAAATAAAACAATAATTACATTAAGTATTATTCCTACAATTCCAAAAATAAATTCATTCTTTTTGGCTGTTTCGATATCTCCTTTATCTGGATTAAATATTTTTCCTTTTTTACACAACCATTTTAACATGGATCTCTCTTTAATGAATGCATATTCTGCTGAGGAAGCTATCCAATCTTTAGCATTTCGAAATACATTTTTAAATAGACTACCGTTATAATATTTTTGTAATTGTTTATAATCTTTTAATTGATTATTCATTTGTTCCACTAACTGTTCATTATTTTCCTTTTTAGCTTGATTTATATTTTTTTTTTGCTCTTTAATGAAATCGGTTATTTTTGCTTTTTTATTTGCTACAAAGTCTTGATATTCATCAAAATGAGCGAAAGCATCTGGTGAAAGGATGCCCTCTTTATCATATATTTCTCCTTTTGCAATTCCTTTTACTTCATAATAATAATTATTAATTGTATCAGTTTGTCGTGCACAATCACTATAAGGTTTTTTCCAAGTATATGGCCATCCAAATTTTTTATTTTCTTTTATCTTTTCAACCATTTTATCGGTATTTTCTTTCATTTTTTCTTTAATTTCTTTCATTCCTCCACCTTTTTTACCTGAAGTACCAGTTGCAGCATTAACTAGATTTGCACCGGGTAATTTGGAAGTGTCAACACCTGTCGCAGCAGCGGCTAATTTAGTTGGATCGCTTGCTGCAGATGCTGCTAGTGCTTTTGGATCTGGTAAACCACTAGATTTGGCAGCCATACTTGCCATTTCTATTCCAGGACTTTTATCAACAGCTGAAAGAGCACTGCTTAGTGCAGTGTTAGCAACAGATGGTTTAAAATTAGGATCATTTGGAATTGGTTTTGGAATTTCTTCCCAAGGATCAAATTTAGTAGGTTTTTTTTCGGAACATTTACTTTTTGTCTTATATCCTTTACTTGCTGCATAAGGTTCTTTCTCTGGATCAGTTGGAAATATTTCATCAAGTCTATCATCACTAAGACCTGTAAAATAAGTAATATTACTGGCCATAATTCCACCAACTACTGAAAGAGGTAAACCTATAACACATGAGCTTCCAAAAGCATTCCAATTATTACTTTTTTCTTCATTATTATTTTCATTATTATTTGTTTCTTTTTTATCATCTATAGCATCAGTATCTGACATATATATTAGTTTGATATAAAATAACTAAATATAACTATTAATTATAATGGAAAAAATAGATCTTGTTAAAGATTCGATTGATATTTTTAAAAAGATTGATAACTTACATAAAGGATTAATTGAAAAAAATAATATTATTGGAATTGTATCTGTAAAAATTATTATTACATCTTTAGAAAAACTTTTAACAAAACTAAAAGCAACAGAAGAAGAATTAGAAAATAAGCTAGATATTGTAGAAGAATTATCTGGTTATCGTAAAAATTTAGTAAAATTATTCGATAAATTCAAGAATAAATAGTATAGCTAATTTTTATATGAGCGAACAAGAAAAAGAAATAAATTCTATTTTTAAAGGTGCTTTTAAAGAAATAGCTGAAAGTATTTTAAGTGAAGCTTCATCACAAATAAAAGATATTGTAGAAGAACAAAATTCTCCAAAAAAAGAATCTCCAAAAAATAAATGTTCTGAAATAGAAGAAAATGTATTTTTACAAGATGATCAAGAAGAAGTAATTGATTTAACACTAAAAATTCAAGAACTTGAAGAGGTATGTAATGAACAAAAACAATCACCTGTTTCCGCATATTCACCTGTCGAGGAAAATATATTAGAACAGGTAATGGAAGAAGAAGTAAAGGAAGAAGAAGAGAAAGAAGAATCAAAAATTTCACAAGAAGAAAAGAAAGAAGAATCAAAAATTTCACAAGAAGAAATTGATGATTTAATAGCTATGCTCAATAAACAAAATGAAAATAAGGAAACAAATTTAACAAAAATGTTAAAAAAATTTGATAATAAAGAAGACATGCCAGAAGAATTAAATGCTAAACTTAAAGATTTATTATCATCTTTAAAAGCCTACAAAGAAGTTGTAGTTAAAAAAGTAAAGGGTAATGATGATAAACCTAAAAATATGCAATCTTTAGTAAGACATACTACTGCTTTTGTTTTAGACAAATTTTTAGATATAATTGATGAAAATTAATTTAGCAAGTTAATATAATACAAATGTTAAAAGATTTATGTGGAATAATAATATCTGTAATAATTTTAATTTTATTTTATTTTCTAATTTATAAATATTTTAAATCTATAGGAACAAATATTCCCAATGTTTTCAATTTTTTTAATAAGAAAGAAGGTATGCAAAATATGACAAAAACAGAAGATTGTTTACAAAATGCAATTAATCAAACTCAATATTTTATTCAACGGCCTCGTCCATTTGCAGACGATAGCAGTTTTTTTTCTTTCTTGACACGTTTTGATCCCTTTTTTAAACCACCAAAATATGAAATTTTTCCACATAAAGCAACACAAAATACTGTTAAATTTGATTGCAGACCAACAACTACTGGAATGTTTACAGATTGCGGTCCTCTTGCTCCTAATTCCTGTTCATAATAATTTAATCTCAATAATAATTAGTATGAACAAAATGATTTATTTTTTTGCCTATGACAAACTTATGGATAAAAAATATTTTAAAAAATATGATATTAGTCCAGAAGATGTAAAGTTTTCTTGTTATGTATTTGCACCTAATCGGTTATTTACTTATAGGACTATAATTGATTACAGAAATGATTTTGGACAACCTAATATTGAATTTAATCGTGATGCTGCCGTATATGGAATGGTTTATAAGTTATCTGAAAAAAATTTTTTTAAAATTGTTGAAAAAAAATGCAGATCATCTAAAAATAATAAAAAATACTCATACATTTATCAAAACATAAGTGTTATTAATGTTGATAATATAAATAATAGTTTTAATGCTTTAACAATTATAATAAATCCTTTAAGGCTTGGTGATGAAGACCATCCAGAAAAAGAAAATTATATCCGAATAAAAAAAGCAATTGAAAAAATTGAAAATCCATTACATGAACATGTGGAGAGAATACAATACTGCGATAAATTTATTACTTAACGTGCATACATTAATGCACAATTTCCACCAATAAATGTAACAACATTATATCTCTCTTCTAATAAAACCATATTATAGGTGTAATCATATAATCTCCAGGTTGGTTTATTAACACCTATAGGAAGGCCAGTACTTGGTTCACAAATAGTTAATACTTGTGCTTGTTCATCAAGAGGTGGAACATAGGTATTAAATTCTAATTGAACAGTTGCAAATTTGCTCATATTCATGGCACCAGAAGGTTGCATCATAAATGGATCTGTTTGCAAACAGAAATTATAAAGATAAAGTCCATCTGGAGCATTTCCATTAGTAGTTATATATTTTTCAATGTAATTATATATCCCTTGATCAAGTAGATTTTCTCTATAAGCTCCATCTAAAATTATAGCTAAAGATTGTAGTATATTTTTTTGATTTTCAACTCTATAAGGACCAGTAATATATAAACCACTAGAAGTCGCTTCTGGTGGATTAATACCAGGTCCAAATCCTTCGGTAAATATTACGTTTTCATTACATGCATCACCTATTGTCCATGTCCCTTCAATAGGAGCTTCTTCTAAATTATAAGGTAAATAATTATAAGGCCAATTTGTATAATTAGACCATTCATTTCGCAAAGAAATATCTGTTCTTTGAAAAAATATCATCCATGACGCTACCATACCAGCTGTATTATCTATATCAACCCTATGACTTCCAGTTACATTGTTAAATTCTGATTCAAATACAGATTTAAATAAATAATTCTGCTCCAAAGCCGCAAAAACTCTTGCTTCTTCAGTACTTAAAAAACAATATGTAGAAATTAAATGAACATCGGCATTCCAATTTGTTCTTTTATCTTGATAATCATTGTCTGTTATTGCTACAGAAGGTGGAGGTTGCAAAAATCTATAAAATTGTTGTAATGGTTCATTAAAATTTGGTCTAATTAATGGCCAACCATTATCAGGATCCCCAACATCACGTATTTGTATTAATTCTTGAATGGGTCTTAACGTAACATTAATATACAACTCATTATATTGTAAAGAGACTAGTGGGAAAGCCATTTTTGAATTTACGCCAAACCAGAGATTAAGAGGAATATATAGTTTTCTTGCTCTAATTGAAGGCTCAGGACCAGCAGCTAATAAAGTCTTTTCATAATTATTTGTAGCCTTATCCGGATCTTGGTAATATGCATTTGGATATTGATTCACTCTACCATTTGAATTAGCAGGGTCATTTAACTCATTAACATTTCCTGTCATATTGTCATATAGATTTTTCTGGGTAGTTGTGAAATCGCGCTGCATCATTGCTAATAAATAACGACCACTATATTTTTGTAATATTTGTCCACCTACCGTTACTTCAATTTCTTTAATCATTTGTGTACCTAAATTTTCTATCCATCTAAATTCATATGGTGCCCAGTTTCCACTACAATCTGCTGGTGGGAGAACAGGACTCCAAATAGTAGGCAAATTAACGACTAAATAAGTATCCATTAATAATTCAGCATACCTTTTTACCTTAAAAGTATAACGTGATTCTTCAGTCAGTCTTAAATTCCTTTGACCATCAAAATCAAGCCTGAATTTTTGCAATCCAAAATTAGTATACTGAGCAAATACTGGTTTAAAAAAGGTTTTTTTAGGATTTCCATTTAATATTATATTTTGATTTCCATATGCTACAAGATTTAGTAATCCACCAGCCATAATGTATATATATTGCATTTAAAATAATAATATTAAATCCTTTCAAAATTAATATTATTATATTATAATATGTCTTCACAATCAAATATTAATAAAATGGCTGAAAATTTATCTAGAAATATGGTGGATATTTTTCAACAACAAAGTAGTGTACAAGTAACTATTTTTCTGGTTGCAATTTTGTTGGTATTAATTATTTCCATGATACTATATATTGTCAATAAACAAAGATTAAATGAACAAAATTGTAAAGATTTAGATAAAATATATGATAGTTTTCCATTAATTTCTTCCATTAATCCAAATGAAGAACAATACAAATATCTATTAAGAGATTATTATATTAAAACAGCTTATAACTGTTGCAGTGGAGGACAATTTAAAAATGATTTTGTAAATACATGTGCCCTTAAAAATTGTATAAAACAAGGCGCTCGTTGTCTTGATTTTGAAATATATTCTGTAGATAATAAGGCAGTTATTGCTACCTCATCAATTGATGATTTTTTTGTAAAAGAAACCTATAATAGTGTAGAATTTGGTAAAGCAATGCAAGTTGTAAATGATTACGCATTTTCAGGATCTACTTGTCCTAACCCAAGAGATCCACTTTTACTGCATTTTAGAATTAATAGTAATCGCAAAGAAATATATGAAGATATGGCTGATATTATTCAAAATACCTTATCTTCACGCGTTCTAGGAAAACAATATAGTTATGAATTTGAAGGTTATAATTTAGGAGCAGTTCCTCTTTACCACTTTTTAGGCAAAGTTATTATAATTATTGATCGTTCAAATACACTTTTTGAAGATACTTCTCTAAAAGAGTATTGTAATATTGCCAGTAATTCTACTTTTATGAGAAAATTAAGATTTTACGATATTCAATATAATCCTAATATTGATGAATTAACTTACTTTAACAAAAAAGCCATGTCTATTGTTTTACCTGACCTAAGTGGAGATGATGCTAATTTTGCTTCTGGTTTACCGATGACCTATGGATGTCAATTAATAGCAATGAATTTCCAAAACTTTGATGCAAATATGGAATTATATGATTTACTTTTTGACGAAAATGGATCTGCATTTAAATTAAAACCGGCAAATCTTCGTTTTGTACCCGAAACCATTAAAAATCCAGAACCACAAGATCCTACTTTGTCTTATGCTAATAGAACTGTTGAATCAGATTACTTTAATTTTAATATTTAAACAGTCTATTATTTTAAAAATATAAATACGTTATTTATATTTTTTTATATAAATATTATATACTTTTAGATGTCATCTTGTAAAGCAAATTTAACATATGAAGATAAAGAATTAGCTATATTACGTGATGCAGTTGATGCAGCACAAGAAAAGGCTGGTAAAAAAATAGTTCAAAATCCAAATGTTAAAAAGATTATCTATATAGTTGAAACATTTTTAAAAAAAAATAGATTATGTTGCTATGGAGGGACAGCTATTAATAATATTCTTCCTTCCCAAGATCAATTTTATAATAAAGATTTAGAAATTCCTGACTATGATTTCTTTTCACCCAAAGCATTGGATGATGCCAAACGTTTAGCAGATATATATGCTAAGCATGGTTTCACTGATGTTGAAGCAAAATCTGGTGTTCATTTCGGCACCTATAAAGTATTTGTTAATTTTTTACCTGTCGCTGATATTACCCAAATGGATAAAAAACTATTTGACGAAGTTTATAAGGATTCTATTAAAGTTGATGGAATACATTATGCACCTCCTGATTATTTAAGAATGGCTGCTTACCTAGAGTTATCACGTCCTGCAGGCGATGTTTCACGTTGGGAAAAAGTATTAAAACGTCTTTCTCTTTTAAATAAAAATTTTCCAATGAAAAATCCAAAATGTGATAATGTGAATTTTCAAAGAAGTATGGAAGAAGATCAAATTGATTCAAGTGATGTTTTTATAACAGTCCGTGATTCATTTATTGATCAAGGTCTTGTCTTTTTTGGAGGATATGCCAATTCATTATACGGAAGATATATGCCAAAGAACCAACAAAATGCTGTAAAGAAGATTCCTGATTTTGATGTCTTATCAGAAGATCCAGAAAAGTCTGCTGCTTTGGTGAAAGAGAGATTAGATGAAAATGACATTAAAAATGTGAAAATAATAAAACAGGATGGAGTAGGAGAAATCATTGCCCCTCATTATGAATTACGTGTTGGTAATGAAACTGTTGCGTTTATTTATAAACCATTAGCCTGTCATAGTTATAATATAATTAAAGTAGGTAATAAAAAAATTAAAGTAGCGACAATTGATACCATGTTAAGTCTTTATTTGGCATTCATTTATGCTAATAGACCTTATTATAATAAAGATAGAATTTTATGTATGTCTCAATATCTGTTCCATGTTCAACAAAAAAATAGATTAGAACAAAAAGGGTTATTAAAACGTTTTAGTGTAAATTGCGTTGGTAAGCAAACTACTCTTGAAAGTGTAAGAAATGAAAAGGCAGAAAAATTTAAAGAATTGCAAGATAAGAGAGATAGTCGAGAATATCAAGAATGGTTTTTACGTTATGTTCCAGGAGATAAGAAAGGTAAGAAACATTCTACAAAAAAGAGACCTGTGAAAAAGAAAAAGAGATCAAAAACCCAAAAGAAAATGGGAAAATTATTTAATCTATTTTAAATTTTTATATTAAAATTTATTTAATATAAAATATTTTACATTGAAAACATTGGATTCAAGAAACCATTATTATATATTATTAATATATATTAATGAAAAAAAATACAAAATTTATTTTAGCCTTATTTCTAATAATTTTTATAACCGCTTTTGTAAGTGAAATATTAGGATTAAACGCAATTGCGCTATCTCATTTCAAAGAGCCATTTGTTCAAAATTTTGAAAGCTGTGTAGATCAATTTTATCCAAAATGGTGGTGTTTAAGAACTCCTATCCAATCTGGAATTGATAATGGATATTGCCATTGTGGCAATGGACAACTAGGAACCTATCAAATGGGTGGAAAATGTTTTTGTTATCCTGATAATCCGACTTTCCCTTACTATACAGAGAACAAATTTTTTGACTATCCAGGTAATTAAATATCTATTTTTTGAATTAAGCCTTGAATCAAAAAGTAGGACAACGCAAATAAAACACTTATAAATAAAAACCCACCCAAATTTGGATTACTATCTTTTCCAAAAAAAGCAGGAAACAATCGGAACAATTGTTTATTAACAACCGGAAGTTGAAAAATAAAATAAAGTACACCTAATAAAATTGGGGTTTGTAAATTTTCCAGTAAGATTTCTAAGGAATCTTTTTTATTGTTTCTGGCATTATCTAATAAATAATCTGTTGGATTATCTTGTTCCATAATATAATCATCATTTTGATTAGTTGGAACAAAATTAGGTTGAACTTGTACATCTTGTTGATGAGTTCCGGCATTCATTGGTATATCTCTTGATGGTAAACTTGTTGCACCTGATGCACTGGCTTGTTGAATCCCTGATACTAATTCATTCATCATCTTTTGATTTTCAATTGCACTAGGCACACCAGGAGCACTAGAGACTTCTGCACTTTTCATCATCTTTTCGTAATCTGGCGTTTCTTTTTGTTCCATTATAATTTTATTTTCCGATACATGAGGATCAGACGGCAAATCATCAATCGCAGTTGTATCAGCCATTTTATAATACTAAAGAAAGTCTAAATTACTAAATAACGAATATTTAATTTTCTGGTTTTTCAAAAAAAACATTTTTCAAACTTTTACTACACTTAACATGTTCTAATGTATTTTGATAACATTGATCATTATATTTGGAAATTTGATTTTCCATTTTGTTTAAATCAGGTGCTTGATAGTAGATACATGATTTATCATGACAAGCTCTTCTAAATAAGGTAGCAAGTCCAAATCCAATAATTAGTGATAACAATTTTTTGCCTTCATCAGAATTTAACAGTCTCTCAAAATTTATGTTCATTTACACTAAGTAAATATTTATTATTGTTGAAAAGGGGGTTTAAATATTTTTTTTTGATCTTTAGGACAAGGCATTTTATTTTGTACTACATGAAAACAATTTTTGGCTTTATCTTTGTATTGAAATTTTTTATAATTATCGGGATTTGGATAAACAATTATTACTTTTTGAGGTGGAGCTGTAATGTAAACAAGCAACATGCCAATTGAAAATCCTATAATTAAAAATAATGGAGAGATATATTTTTTCATTCTAAATTATACTTTTATTATATTATTGTTCTATGAAATTACACAAAAAAAATCATAGTAAGGCTCTTCTATATATCTTGGTTCCACGTAATTACCATCATGGCTATACCAAATCTTGGCGTCATCTAATATTACAATACTTCCATCATAATCATAAACAAGACATTCCCTACCTCTTAGTTTAATATCTTCTTCACGATTAAGTGGAAGTTTCATTCTTAATTATATAAAAAATAATATAAAATAAATGTATAATGAGAACTAGACGTTATCACCGACGTGATCGCAAAACAAGAAAATCTGTTCCATGGAAAGGATGGGGCAAAATTGAACCTAAAGGAAGAGAAAGAACAGAAATGTATAGACGTTGTGGAAAAAGATGCTTTTTAGGAACTAAAACCAAAAGAGACAAGCAACATCCTAATTTTCCAATTTGTGCTAAAAATACTTGTAAAGTAAGTGATAAAGGATTGTGGGCCGCTTACATCCGTGCAAAACAATGGGGAAAACCAAGAAAAGATTATAAATCTAAAGGAAAATGGGTAACTTGGCATATGAAAGATGGAAAAACCAAAAAAGTATGGTATAAAGGTAGTCGTCCTGAATTTAAGCAAAGCTATTATACTCGTATTTCTAGAAAGGCCAAGAAAATGCTTGAGAGACGCGGATATTATGTAGGTAAATAAATGAATTTTCGATAAATTTTTTTCTTAGACTATTGTAAAGGATGGGATATGGATACGGAATTTGGCTTGTATATGATCAAAAAATGTACAAAACGGAACATTTAGGTCATATTACATTAACTTGTTTTATGAAAAAACCGGAAGCAAAAAAATTATTTGATGATTTATCAAAGGACTTTAAATTTTTACAGTTTAAGACAGATGGGGTTCCTGTTTTATTTCCTGCAAAGTTTTATCCAAGTGATAAAAATAGAATTTCCTCTTGGGGTTATAATTATACATGTAATAGTTGGAATAAATTAAAGGATATCTGCGAAAATTATGAATGTGATTTCTCTCATACACCACATACAAGTATTGAATATGGATTTGATAGTAATTTTTTTATACCAAAATTTAATAGACGAAAAAATGTCAAGGCAGAATTATGTCTTGTTGATATTCGAAGTGATTTTCCCGTAGATTGGAAAATTATTGAATCAATAGAGAAAGAATAAAATATTGATAATTATTATTTTCATCATTATTTTACAATATTAAATTTAATTACTTCTGGTTCACTTAATTCGTCAATGGTTTCATTTAAACTATATTTTCTTTGAACTAAATGATAAGTAGAGTTTTCACCATCATAATCTATTCTATTTACTGGATATTTGGTCTGCATGTTTTTTTTTAATAAAGGAACCAAGTCTTCATTATAGATCATAATAAGGTCTTTAATATAAGAATCTTTAAGATTGGTATTATAGTCTTTTATTAATTGTTTTATTTTTTCTATTAACACGTAAATTTCTAGATTTTGTTTTTTAATTTCTATTTTTTTCATACTATTATTTTGCACATCTTTTAATCGTTTTAATTCCTCACGATAAATTGTACTATTTTCTTCATATAATTCTTTTTGTTTTTCAAATTTAGTTTGCATTACGGTTAAATCTTGATAACCAAATAATAAATCTAATTTATTTCTAATAATACTTATTTTATCATCATTTACATCTTCCTCAAAATCATTTATAGCTTCTTCTAATGGAATATATTCTCCACGCTTAATTTCAATGTGAAAACCACATGGTTTTAAAGTATTTCCACATTTTGCTAGTAGTGTATTTTCATTAATATCAAATATAGATCCTCCTTCTTTTCCACAAATAACACATTTTTTTTTAAATGTGGACATCTTTTTTTGTTTTTCACTTTTACTTAAACCTTTATTATTAATAATACTTTCAATAAATTTTTTATATTTATCATCATATTCAGATTTTAATTTATAAAATCGATGCATTGCTTCATTTATATCAGTCATTATATTTTACCTATATATTTTTCTATTGTAAAATTGTACGTCTGGATTTTGTTGCCATACCGCTAGATCAGCTTGTAAGTTTGGTTGCTCTCTGGCTCTAATATCTTGGAAATTTCTTACTTTGGAAATAATATATTCATAATGAAGACGTTTCTTTTTTTCCTTTTCTTCTAAAGTTGGTTTGTTCTTTTTCTTTATATAAAGCACACAGCCAACTACTAAAACAAATACACCCAAATAAATAAAATTATAAATTGTATTGTAATATTTTTGTTTTACAGCATGACAACCTTGAAGGGTTTTGCTAAAAAAATATTTCACACCTGGTTCTATTAAATTGATGGCACCCATAATATAGTATATAATTAAATCTGGTAAAATAATTTATACACTTTTAATATAATGGCTGCAGGTCCAGGAATTTCATGTGCAATATATTTAACCATTACATCTCTATATTTTATTATTAAAATCTTCGTCGGTTCGATTGATAATATGGCTTTGCTAATTTCTTATATTTGCTTAGTAATTTTAGGACAGTTTTTTATTAATGTAGATATTACTAAATCAACATGTGGTGAAAGTAATTTCGGTGTTGCTGCATTTGCATCTATAGTTCCTTGGGTACTTGTTCTTGGAAGTATATCAGTATTATTAAATGTTTTCCCTGGATGGTTGATTCCATTTTCAAATACTATTGGATATGTAATTGTCTCAGCTGCAGGAATATCTACTTTTTTCAATCAAATATTAACACCTGATGTTGATACCAAATTTAGTGGAGATGAAAAGAAAAGTATGTATAAAACTCTTGAAAAAATCTATAATAACAAAAGTTTATTAATAAATGAACTTTCAAGACAAAATTTACCTAACTTTTGGAAAAACATGAAAAAGGCTGGTATTATTGAACAAGGAGCAGGTGAAATTAATATGTCTCTCTACAATCCAGAATTAGATAAAGATCTTTATAAGGGAGATACTTATAAGAATTTTTCTAAACTATTTAATTATCTAAAGATGAAGGATACTGTTTCTGAATTTATATGGTTTGCATTAACAGGAACTTTAGTATGTTCTATATCTTATAATTATATTCAAAATATGGGCTGTTTTAGATCAGTAGAAGAAATGAAGCAAACTCATGATGATTATATTAATAAAGAAAATGAGATCAAAGATGAAGATAAAAATGATGGAAATCCTCAAACGGTTTATACAACATTTGAATAAATATTTAATTTATTATTTCTTAAATATTTATAATTTTGGATAAGTTAAAAAATACAATACTCCTAAATAAGAAAATATTCCAAATATAATTGCAATTAACCATATTGGTATAACCGTTTTTTTAGAATAGCCAATTCCAAATTCACGAAAACTACCATCTTCATTATATAAAAAGGCTGGTTTGCAAAAGTTTAGTGAAAAAAATAAAACCAAAAAGATTAAAATAGCAATAGAATTAATATGTTTTCTTATAAATATTCTGTTCATCTATTTTCTATATATAAAATATTTATATATTTATAATTTTTCTTAAAATTATAAAAAAAACCTTGCTATAATATATAAAATATGGATGATCTTATGTCTTCAACTTTCGGTCCTTTAGGAAAACAATACTGTGTTTGGTTCTACTGGCTTTCAGTAATTAGTCTTGTACTTTTTGTAATTAGCATTGTTTCAGTAATTTATACTTTATTATTTGAAAAAGGATCCATGAACACTGGTCTATTAATGAATCTTTTAGCTATTTCTTTTGTTTACTTTATTCCTTACTTTGAAAATAGATTACTTTTCACCATGTGTAAAAATTCTGCTGCATAAATAATTTATACATTTAAATAATTTATAAATTATTGACATCCACCACATCCTGGTTTGCGTGAATTAGGATCATGCATATTCCCTGGGCGTAAAGTTGCACGTTGGGCTTGAGCTCTACGTACTGATGTATTTAAACCTCCAATTGCTGCTCCCGGTGTAAAAGCATTGAAAAAATTAGTGGGTGTATTTCCTAAAAATAAAAGTCTATTTAAACTACCAGATCTTCTTGACGGCATATATAATCTGTGTATATATTAAAATATGGAATTTTTAAAAAAAGTATCTGGTGGTATCTCAATCTGGATGACAAATATGTTAGAGAAAAATGTAAATTTTAGAGAGGTTGATGAAGATAAAGATCTGGATGAAGGCGAAGAAAAAGAAGATTTAAAAATTCAATGTAAAGAAGAAGAATGGGATGTAATTGTAGTTGGTGGTGGGCCAAGTGGTATAACTTGTGCTTATGAGTTTGCTAAAAATCAACCAGATAAAAAAGTTTTAATTTTAGAAAAATCACAATGGACAATCAAGGATTACAAAGAGAGTGGTTATGATGATGCAACACAATGGTTTGCTGCTTCAAATGATCCAAGATGGAACTATTCATTCCCTTCCGAAAATCAGAAATCTTTAATGGTTGGAAGAGGATTAGGAGGAGGGACAAACCATTTTGGTGGACAATGGATTGATTTTTTAGATTTTGTTATAAAATTTTTACCAAATTTACTTGATCAATTTAAAAAATTAGTAGGCCTTTTTAATCCACAAAGGTATGATTATGAAAATTTTAATAATAAAAGCTATCAAACTTTATTTACCGCTTTAAAACAATCAAATGAATTAGAAGTATATAATAACCGCGTTTACTGTAGTAATTTTGATACAAATAAAAGAATATTACCAGGTGAAATTTTGGAACAATTACCAAATGTTAACGTGAAATACAATATTTCTGTTAATCGTCTTTTAAAAGATGGTGATGAAATACTTGGTGTAATAGATGAAAATCAAAATGTTTACAAGGCTAAAAATTATGTTTTGAGTGCTGGTGCAATAGCTACTCCAGAAATTTTATTAAAGAGTGGCATAACTGAAAAACATCCAGTTTATGATCATGCTTCTATTAATATAGTCTATGTAAAACAAAAAGTTGTCCAATCTAAAAACGTTGTAAATAAATATTATACAAAAGAAGAATTAAGAGACCTAGATTTAAATATATATAATATTGGTCTAGGAAATGAATATGATCTCTCTTCAACATCCTTGAATAACGATAGTAATATGACTGCTATTTTTCGTTTAACAGAAAAACTATCAAAGGAAGATATTGAAAAAATTAATAAAAGTGAAAATCCAAGAAATAGAATCCTTTTGGCATCAGGATCTAGCGGGATTCCTTATATTTTTAACATGGGATCTTATTGGAGTCGATATTCAACCGGTTCCAGACATCCAGGTCCTACATTGGAAAGATATCTAGGTGAATTATATGATTTAACCGATACACTTTTAACGAGACATGGAAATAGTTTTTGGCGTTTAATTAAGGGAAAGGCAAAAGTAATAGGAATTAAAGGAGATATTGTTGATGAAATCGAAGTTGTTCAAGAAAATCTAGGATTGGACGCTGATAATATTTTAAATCATTTGCAAACAAGAGACCGAGATTTAAAATGGCAAACTTATTTTTCTGCTTTACCAGGTGTCCCAAATTATCTTGTCATAACTTATGCTACAAGCACGGAATTATCGCCAGGAGAGATTACATTGGATAATGAAAATAAATTAATAGTTAAAGTGAATTATAATGAAACAGACGTTAATAATATATTAAATGCTTATAATGCTACAGACCCAATATTAAAACAACTAGGGTATTCCCTAATTGATCCAAGAATTCAGGTTAATAATGAATTTATTAATGAAACCATGAATTCAATTTATCATTATCATGCAAGTTGTGTAGAATTGGTAGATGAAAATTATAAAATGAAAGATTTTAAAAATCTATTTATTTCAGATTTATCAGTTATTCCATTGTGGCCTGGATCTACATCTGTCCCTGGGTTAGCGGTAGGATTACGTGTTGGCAAAAGTTTGTCATGGCCTGAAATAAAATTTGATTTTTTCGAATCAAATGAGGGAGATAGTTATCACTTTGTTAAAAATCTAGAAGACTCTTTTGGGTACCATCTTGTTTATACAAATAAAAATAAAAAAGAGGAAAAAGTATTTTTTGATTTTTCCTTAAAAAATAGTATCCAAATTCAAGCCGTTAACTCATGGCCAGAATCATTAACTGAACCACTTAAGATCCAAATATTGGATGATAAATTAATTATTAATAACATAGAATATGTGGGTAAAAATTTTCCTTATATTGATGGTTATGAATATATTGGAACATTAGAAATAGACTTACTACAATCTTCTTACAATGTATTTATTTCAAATGAAGAGATTGAATTGGCCGATTACTATAAAGTTAGTTTTGCAACTCACCCTAAAGGAGTATATGGTTTCGGAGACCCAATTAAAACGGATTACAATAGTGATAGAATGGCTGCAGTTTATCAATTAAGTCAATTTAAAGAAAAATTACCAAAAAATTTGGAAAAAATTGTAGGAATACGTTTTCCATTTAACTTTACTAATCAATATATTTCTTGGGTAGAATTAGATAGCAATTATGAAATTAAGTTTGTAGAATTTAATACAAATTTCAAAGGCAGATACGCCTTAGCTGAACAAGTCAAAGACCAACTTTAACTCTTCCATTAACATAATCGGGCCCACCTCCAGCCGACTTGGGAGGTATAACTAAACTTGGATTATCATTAAAAATCCTATAAATTAAATTATCGTACTCATTATCTTTTAATTTTAAATTATAAGAAAATTCATAACCTGTTCTAATATTATGGATTTCATATTCTGTAATATTATACTTTTTTAAAATAGATTCCATTGTTTCTTTAATTGTAAAATCACAAACCAAACCCAATGCAGTTCTTGTATTTCCAAAACGAATGATTCGATATTGTTCTTTATCATATATTTTAGTCCAGCCAGTTTTTGTGCAAGCCTCCATTTTCATTGATTGAATCATCTCTTTCATCGTGATTTTATTTAAGATATTTTTTATTAAAATTTTTTCATTTTTAAAATAAATTACTATTTAAACATAAAATAAGTTTTTTTTTATAAATGTCTGAAAAACAATTGTTTATTGATGTGAATGTTGCACGTCCACCTACACCACCTTTAAAAGCAAATACCATAGATATGGTTTTTATATTGACAGAATTATTTGCAGATGAAGCACAAATGAAAACTCTTTTAGAATTAGATTTAAATAGTGAAGGAATAGATTTTATTAGAATACTATTAGAAAAATCACCCGATGTATTAAGACATATTTCAAAAGATATAAATGAAATATTAAGAGATGGCCTTTTAAACACTGATGATGTTCCTATCTTAGTCAATTTAGTAAAGAATGTAATGAATTTAAATGTTAAAAATATTGAAAAAGAGTTATTAAAAATAGATAAAGTATTATCATTTTTAAAAGCCCTATTAGAAATTTTTATTATTGAAGGTTATATTAAGGTTGTTAATAAAGAAAAGGTTTTTAATTTAATTGATGTTTCCTTCCTACTATTGTCTTCTACTATTGATCAAGATGCTAACTTATTAGATTGTTTTAAAAGATATTTTAAATGTTAATATATTATATAGAATGCGTTTTTCTGGATTAAGATCACTTATATCAAGAACAGCAAAAAAAGAAAAAACATTGAGACAAGAAATCGAAGTTGAAAAAAATTTTATTGAACAAACATTGGGTCCAGGCACCAATGCTGTATTAGCTGAAACGATGATAGCTGCTTATGATTTTATTAACTGGCCAGGTTTCCCAAAAAATATTTTTAATTGGACTTTATTTTCAGATAATGGTGTTAGTAATCCAACATTTTTAGTTTATTTATTACAAGATAGTTTAAATAAAGCACTTTTAAAAAGAGAACTTAAGGGTATTGGAGTTGATGGTTATTTTGGTGTAGGTTCCACAAGAGGTTTGCAAAGATTAATAAATCATTATCTAAAAGATATTCTTGATTACAATACACGTGTAGGGAGAGTTTCAAAAGTTAAAGAATTATTAGAAGAGGATGGAAAAATTGTTTCCAAAATCGATACTAGTTTAGCTTTTGGAGAGGTATTGGTATTATTAGAAAGAAATCATACTGAATTTTTAAAAGTATTATTTGATGTTATAAAACAATATGGTCATATTCAACAACAGGATAGATTAATTCATGGTTTATATCCTGAAGATCATCCAACGAAGCCTAAACTGAAAGTAATTGATGTTTAAATAAAAAATTGAAAGTATAATTATTTATTTAAAAGTAATTAAATAATTATGGAAGAAATTGACAAATATATTGAAAATCTCAAGAGAGAAAATGAGATAAAAGACTATCTTGAAAAAGATATTTATCCCGAAAGGCTTAAGTTTGACTATACTTTTAAATACAACCCTTTACCTCTGGATGAAATCAAAATTAAAGATACCTCTAATAAAGAAAATATTAATTTAAGGCCCTCTCTAGAAAACTGTTTACAAAAAATTGATCAAGTTCAAAAAACTTTAAATAAATTAAATAATGAAAACAACGAATGTCCTGTTTGTCTGAATGAAATTAAAGAAGGATTTATTCAACCAAGCTGTGGACATAAAATTTGCATTTCTTGTGGCATAAATAATGCATTAAGGAATCGGACCACAGGACTATCGTGCTGTATCTGTAGAAGAAGTTTGATATAAATTAGTTTAATAGATTATATATATATATGTTTAATATATAATATATATATGATTTTAAAAGAAAGTTTAAAATATTATAATAAATTTATTAAATTTAGAAGTTCTTTAATATCCAATAAATATTTTTTAAGTATTTTTATATACCTAACTTTATTATTTGTAGTTGATTCTTCAAAAGTATTAAATCTATATGATCAAAATATTGTTCGTAGAGTTATAAACATGTATAGAAGATTAGATTTTGTAAGTTTTAAAAATTATTTGCAACCATATTCCTATAATTACAAAAATATGTTAGATAAAAATGATATAGAAAAATTACAATCTATAAAAATTCCAGAAAAAAAAGATACATCATTTTTTACACGAAAAAATACAACTTCTCATCAATATCCAATCAATTATTCAAAAGAAGAAATCGAAATAGTTGATGAAATCAGAGAAAAATTAAAACAAAAATATGAGAAACAAATTGGGAAAAAATTATATCTACTTTACGATAAAAATACTAGTATTTATAGATATTATGGAAAAGATTCAAAACATTTATGGCATGTGGATCCATTAAATAGAAATGATATTTATAATTTAATTTTATGTATTAAAAAAAAAGGTGAAATAAGTCCTTTACAATGTAAAAAGGAGAATAATGAAATACATACAATCTATTTAGAAGAAGGTGATGCAGCTCTTTTTTGTGGTGGATCTACAGTTCATCAAGTACCCCCAAATAATGATGATAATTCAGAAAGAACTGTTTTATCAATACCATTTACAAGTAATTTAGAATTAAGTAAGGATAGTACTATGAGTAATAATTTATGTACACATATACAAGGTGGAAATAACATTTTAAATATTGTTAAAATTATTATGACTGTATTTTTTTTAAATCTTATTCTTACACAAATTTCTGGTGTAAATAAAGTCTCATATAAATTTTTTGGTCCCTATTTAATGGTATTATTATTATTAGCTAGATTTTTACCAAATCATTTTGATACTAATTTGGGTACAAATAGGGCATCATCAATACGTTATAATTTGGTAATTTTACTAATTTTAATTATTGCAACGTTATCTGTAAAGGGTGCAATGGTATTTTTCAGTTATTTTTTAATCTCAGATTTATTCTTTCCTAGAAAATGGGTAGAATATTATTAATCAAGCGGTGTTAAATTTATATAAATAATCTTATCATTTAGATTATTTACATTATTACTATATTTAGAGGTGAAAAAGATAATATTAACATTATATATATATTAAATGTCTATTATTTATCCAGCTTCAAATAATGCTAGTGGTGAAGTACGAATTGGTGATAGTTCTGAAGGAAATTCATGGCAAAAATTTACTGATTTAGAAATAACGTCCAATCCTGAAGGGCCTGATTATTTAACAGTAAGTTATAAAATAAATAATAATGAAATAAAAAAACACAATGTCTATTTTATGGATAATTATCAAATTGGGGTACAAGAAAACCATACTATAGAATATAACAGAAAAAGAGCCGCATATATTCCTTCAATGGCTACTTCAATGGCAAGACCAAATAGATTTAATATTAAATTTGTTAATCCTGATCGCAAACAAAGTGAATATATATATTATTCTTTTTCTATTGATGATCAAAAAAAATACGAAGAGATTGTAGAAGCTCTGGGTAAAGGAGAAAAAAATATACGAGATTTTAAAAGAGATGCTGATTTAAAAAGAAGAGATGCTGATTTAAAAAGAAGATATGAAAATTATAAAAAAAGTGAAAACAAAGGGGACGATTATACTCTAAAAATGTTCACAGATATGGTAGAAAAACAGGAAGCTGAAGAACGTGAAAAGTTTCTTAGGGAAAATCAACGAGGTGGACGTCATATGAAAAGATCTAGAAAGAGAAAGCCTAAAAACAGTCGTTCTCTTAAACGTAAATCAAAAACTTCTAAAAGAAAAGGTTCGAAAAAACGCCATACACGTAAAGTAAAAAAAACAAAACGTGCAAGACGCAAATCTACAAAAAAACGTTAATACGTTTATTTAGGAAATAAAATAAATAGAGATAGATTGGAAGGGGATGTAGCTCAGATGGTAGAGCGCTCGCTTTGCATGCGAGAGGTACAGGGATCGATGCCCTGCATCTCCATTACCAATAATTTCCATAAGTATTATTTATAGAAATTATTGATCTTCATAATAAGTTGGATAATTTTGATAATCCTGATAAATTTTCTCAGAAATAAAATTATATTTTTTTAATATTTCTAGTGATTTATAATCAGTCTCTCTATAAATATTTTTCAAATTCAGTATAGCTTTTTCAGAGAGATACTTTTTGGTATTTTCAAATGTATTATAACGAATATGATCGGGAGTTCTTGAGTTTACATTTAATTTTTGACATAAAATATTACAATCTTTTTCCATATTTTCTAATGTTCCAACAAAAAAAATCTTGCGATGCATTTTTTCTATAAAATCACCGTTATATAAATACCAACCGATACCTTTAAAAATATGTTCTAATTCCGATTTAAATATTGTTTCCGCTATCTTTCTTTCTTTTTCATTATTGCTTGTTAATGCTTCTGCTAAGCGATTGGCAGTTCCAAAATATTGGATAGCTTTATCATATGATTCACTAAAACAATATTTTTTTTTAAACTTGTCTTTAATCTTTTCTGGTGCAAGGCAGTTTTCAATCGTTAAATTATTTATATTTAATTTACTAATATCCATATTTACCAAAGTTAAAACATGATTAAAAGCCGAAACAAATCTCTTTAATGGATTTCTCAACCAAATAATAAAATGAGATTTGTCGGTGTAATTACGAATAAGATGATATTGATTAAATTTAAATGCTGATACAATTGATGTTCCCCCACATTTTCCAATATGAATAAAACGAATATCGTTTTTTATATTAAATAATGCATGTAAATTACTTGATAAATTATATTTCTTTAAATCTACTTTATAAGTTAACTTATAAACATATGAATTATTTTTTTCTATATGTTGTTTTACTTTTGGATGTAAATTTTTCATTAATCCATATTCTTGGATAAAATGAGGTTCTTTTGCATAGAGACGAGGAACTTTATCCCATATTTTTCTTATATTTTCATCTGTATAATAAAGATTATTAAATATATAATGAAACCAATAATATTTAACTGCCTTTTGATTTTTTGACCAATAATTTTTAACATTTGTAATCCACTCTTTAACTATATAGTTTTCTTTTTCAGCATATAGAAACCAACTACTTAATAAGCGATCGGCTCCTGGATTTCGATAAGCAAAAAAACCCATATTTATATGGTTTTCTAACCAAGAATCTAATGAACAATTGCAAAATAACGTCGCATCGCACCATAATCCACCATGTTTTTCTAATAAATAAATACGAATTATATCTGATAAAGCAGTTTGATTTATTGTTTTTTCCTTTAAATTTATATCAATATCAATAAATGTATTTATATTACTGGCATCAAGTTCTATTATTTCCCAAGTAGGATTATATAATTTCCAAGAAAGTAAACACTGTTTTACAATGACCGGAGAGTTTAAAAAACCAGAATCCCAATATATAAATATCTTTTTAATCATTAACTTAATAATATAAAATAAAAAATGATATTTATATTATTATAAAGATTAATTAATAATTAACAAATATGGGCCGATACTATTGGGGAGATATTGAAGGTAAATTTTGGTTTGCTGTTCAGTGTAGTACTGATATATCTAATCTTATTGATATTTCTTATAATGAACATTATTGTTGGAAAGTATGTCATTGTTCTGCCGATGTAGGATGCGATAGTTATTGTAGCGATTGTTATGAAAGTAAAGAAGAACATATTGAAGCAGCCAAGGAAGAAGACGATTATAGTAGTAATGATGAAGATTTATATACGGAAGAAAATACAATTTCTTATAATATAGATAAAGAGGATCATTATGAAAATCTAATAGGTAAATTAAATGGAATAAAACAACATTTTCCTGTAGAAATAATGGATGCTTTTAATAAAATTGAAAATAATGATAAGCTTTTAAATGCATTTGAAGGGGCGTTTGAAAAAACGATTGATGTATTTGAAACTTTAAAAATAGATGACGAAAAAAAACAGGCTCTCGCTGTCTTAATGGCACGATATACATTAGGTTTGCAAATAAAATATTGTTTAGAACAAAATGGCGACTGTTCAGTATATTGTGAATGTTAAAAAAAATATATACTTACTATAAAATGGCTTCTTCGTTTAAATTATTTAAAACTCTTTTTTCCAGTAATCATTGTGAAAAAGTAAAAACAGATGATCCCAGAGCCTGGGGACCAAATAAATGGTTATACTTACATATGATGGCTGAAAATTATGATGAAAATCCATCTAAAGAAGAAATAGAAACAATGAAGACTTATATTGAAATCATTCCGGAAACATTGCCATGTAAAAAATGTGGATTACACTTTAAAGATTTCACAAATAATTATTGTTTATCTTTAGAACAAATATGTAGCAATAGAAAAAATTTAGTGGAATTTTTTAAGGATGCGCATAATAATGTTAATGAAATGTTGGGTAAAAGATTATACTCAACAAGTGAAGTTTATAAAAAATATAAATTTGCAGAGGTATGCAACTAATTATTTTTAGTTTTAGTATATAAATAATACCCAAATAGAGATAAATAACCTACAATTATAGAAGCAAATATTATTGTTGCCTCGTTATTTCCTATTCGATCAAAATGATAATGTGGATTTATTGAATAAAGGGCATCAATTAAAATATTCAGCAATAAACTGATCATGATAAATAGTTTAATTGTATTTAAATCGCGAGTTAAATAAACTAAAATAACCAATACGATAAATACAAAACATGTAAAACAATCTTTCAAGTATCCACAAGATCTATCTATAAAATATACTTTTTTCATTTATATATTACTATCTATAGAAAAATCTAATAATATAATCTCTCCTCTGCTATTTTTTTCTTTTAATTGTACATAATTTGATTTACAGTTTTCACATAAATATTTATATTTTTTCAACACATGAGGAAAGTCATAGTCTTGATCAAAAATATTTAAATACTTATTTAAAGTACAATTTTCCGATAATTCAAATGTAAAAAACTCTTTATTACATTTTGAACACTTACCTCTTAAATAAGGATAAATTTCTAATGTTATTATATGATTTGGTACATAACCTATAAATTTTTTTAAATTAATCATATTATTTATAATAAAGTAATATAATTAATCTTCTTCCTCGTCCAGGATATAATTATCATCATTTTCCCCATATTCATCATCTTCTGGTAGATCAGCCAAACTGTATTCTTCATTTTCTATATCCCTTGAATCTCTCTCCTGCATGTCGTTTTCAACTTCCAAAATATCAAGATTTCTATCTGTTGCCCCATTTTCTCTTAGATTATTCCGTTTTGCTTCTCTTCTTTCCATATCTGTAATCTCACTATCATAAAAAGTAGGATCATAACTAGTTAAACCTTTTTGCAAACCTTGTCCCCATCTTCCAATTTTTAATGATTTAAATAAATGTTGAATCTCTCTTTCTTCAATAGATAAATCTCCTAATTCTTCTACGATATCATCTTTTTCTATATCTTTGGCTCTATTTATTCTATCAAAAACAATTTGTTCATTATAATTTATTGCCTTTTTGTCTTTTTCTATAATTACTACAAAAGTTTGCAAAAGAGCAGCAATTTTTTCATCAATATTCTTTTTCTCTCCTTCTAATATCTCTATTTCTGTAATAACTCCTGTAGCATCTTCATCAACAGTTAACGAATTTAAAATTTGTTCTGTTTCGTCGGTTGGGGTTGTCTCTCTAACAATAATATCGGTTTCAGATGACAATTTGGTTAAAATATCAAAGATAGTTAAAATAAAATGTTGAAATAACAATTGTAATGTCCTTTTATTAAATGCTGTTAATCTATCTTTGTTTTCTAAAATTACAGGTATAGCTTTTTCAACTTGCATTAAATAGGCAAGCTTTGTTTGTAAAGTTTCTAATAAAGGAAATAAATTCTTCTCTCCATAAAATTTTTTCAAACTAATATAATGTTCAATAAGAGATTCTTTTAATTTAAGTTTATGTTTTTCTGAAAAACCCCAATGTTTACATATTTTAATATCTTCATATTCCACTTGATTTATTATCATATTTGGAAATACTTTTCCAATATTTCTTATAACATTTCTGGCAAATAAAATCATTTTCATAATATCATCTTCTTTATCACTTGTATCTTTAAATATAAGCATGGTTTTTATTTCTTCTACTAGTGCTTTTAGTTTAGGACGTGTAAGTTTACTATTTTTTTTAATAAATTTTTCAATATCATCTAACATTAAATCATTACTTTTAGATAGATAATTTCGCATATCTCTTATATTATCTTCTTCGTCCTTCACATATTTTTCTTTTATTTTGGCTAGTTGAGATAATAACACCTGAGAAATTGCATTATCTTCCTCCATTTCATTTTGGGCAATATATTGAATAATTGCTTGAAAGTTTTCAAAAGGGGTAATTGACATAGTATTGAATCCAATATTTACTATATTTTTTTCATTAACAATATTTAATAATTCTTGCAACGATTTATCATCAAAATTTAAATCATCCTTTTTTAATAGACTAATTTGCTCTTCTAAATCTTGGCTTTGATTTAAATAGTCTGGTTTTCTTACACATACTCTTCGCATATTATCGGAAATTGGTATATCATTTAAATAATTGCAAAATTTTATAAAGCAGGCATAGATAACACTTTCTTGAAATACATTTGGAATACTAGGATAAACTAATTTTGTATTTTTGGGATCAAATAATATTGGTGCTTGAGCCAGAGTTCGCAAATCTTTTATAATAAGACTTAAATCACCAACGATGTTATTATATTGCGCAATTGACTTATCTTTAGAAACCATATATTGATAAGGTGTTAAATCTTTACTATAGCAGCAAGAGTTTTGCAAATAAGGCCCCTTTGTAGAAGAAAGAGTAATTTGTTCTTTTTGAACAATTTTGCCAATTTCATATTGAATTCCTATAGAAAAATCAATAATCTTTGATTGAACAACAAGAGCACTTTCATGTTGATCTTTTAGACCCTTTTTAATATATTCAGCTAATTTTTGTTTGAATGCTGTTGTAATGTTTTGAGGAGTTTTTATTTCTAATTTTACTAATGGAGGCAAAAAATTAATCCAATTTTTAATATCTAACCTTGCTGGTATCTCTTCTTGACTGTCTAATAACAAATATTTCTTCTTTTCTTCAAGTCTTGAACGAATATCAGTGGATTGTTTAACATAAAAATCAATCAAAATCTTAATCTTGGAAGCAATAGATTTTTCCGATAGTTTTTTAATACCATTCCAAGGAGGAATAGAAGATTTAATTTTATGTGCTATACATGCAAGATAAGTTATTCCACTAATGTCATCATCTCCTTCTAATGGAGCACCAGAAAATGATCTTACGCAACCAGGATGTGTTTTACGCGTTTTAATGGAAGGAATTTCAGTTTGAATAGATATAAATAGGTAGGCAAGAGTAATAAGTAGTAAAGTTTGATTATAATAAATCTCATATGATTCACGTTCTTTTTTCTTTGTAGCCTTGTATTTTTCCGATTCTGCTTTATATTTTTCTTCGGATTTTACCCCTTTCATTTGAACTTGAACATTTAAAATAATAAATTCACGCATAGAGTTGGATAATTGTATTCCCAAATAACGAGATAATGAAGTTATTACATTTTGAATCGTTTTTGTTAACGGATCTTCTTCGACTTGTTTATTTTTTCCCAAACTACTTTGAACTAATTTTGAGCCTAATTCATCTTCTAAAATATCTCTTGATTGTATACGAAAGCCGCTATCATAACCCTCATCATTATCTAAATTTCTCATTATAATTACATAACCACTATATTTATCTACCCACTTATCTCTATCATCACTTATTGTACCTCTATCTTTACATATAGATTCTACTGTATATAAATAATTTTCACCATTGTTTATAATTAAATTTTCAGCCAATAATGGGATAAAAGATGGTAATAATTTTGTATTTGTATCTTTACAATATAACCAATATGGTGATTCTTCAGAGAGGGGGAGTGCTTCTCTTGTTAGTTTGGAGGAAAATAGTAATATATCATTAGCACGTTTGATTGCATCACCCTGAGACAAAATATATTCTCGCAATTTCACATAAGGAGATGGATCTTCTTTTTGATCTCCCAATTCTTCTTCAATTGATATTTTTTCATAATTATACTGTAAAAAATTATAACGGTTTATATTTATTAAAGTAGAGAGAACATCAAAATCATAGTCAAAACTTTTATTTATTTGATTTACTATAGTCTCTCTATTTTTCATAACTTTATCTTCAAATTCATTATACATTTCATCTATTAAGCCCTCTCTAACTAAGCGCTCTCCTAATTTATTATCAACGCAATCATCTTTTATTTTTAAACATTTTTTTTGAACATTACAAAAGAAATCTGTATCAATATATTGATTTTCTTTTGTTAACTTTTCATCTTTGACCCATTCATTATTTTCTCTAATATAATAATAATTTTTAAGAGCATCATCATCCATTATTTCTAATACCGCATAGGTACCATCTTTAACTAATCTTGATCCATTAACCATGGATTCCGCTTCAAACTTTGCATCTTGTTCATTTAATCCAATATTTTTAATCAATTCATTTGTTAGAAATTCTAAAAAATCTGGCTCATTTAATTCTTCTTGTTGGACATTATATTCATTTATAATATCATAAAAAGTAGGATCTAATTTTTTATCAAAATAAATACTTATTTCATTATCTGAATTTAGGTCATCAATATCAATATATTTTTTCGCCAATACATAATCTTTACAATCATTGTTTTCTTGCGCCTTTTTAATCTCTTGTTTATTTAATTTTAATTCTCTGTCAAATACTAGATTGTAATCAAAAGGTAAAACAAGATTTTCATTAATTTTCGCAATTCCATCCATATAGGTTTTTCCATAATCAAGTAAAAACATCTTATTTAATACCTCTGATGATGAAAGGCGCATGTTTGGATTTGTATCCAAAAAACAACCAGCGTCAAAACCATATTGTTTAAATATTTCACTTACTAATCCTTCACCATTGTTTAATATAGTATAAAGAATGCAACGTGTTTTATAATTTTCAACATTGAAATTCTGTAGTTTTGAAAATAAACCTGATAATTCAAAATAATTTGCCTTTAAATTTTTAATTTTGTCTTTTGTAAACGCTTTCATATCTTCATATTGTTTATAGGTTAAATCATTACCATATATCAAATATGGTTCCAATAATAGTAAAATATTATATAGGGAAATTGCCCCTTCTAGTGATGTTTTTTCAGCATTAAATATAGTTCTTGTATTTGGTATAATAGAATTTAAAAAACGTTTAAATCTTTCATCAGGAGCAAGAATTAAAGATTCATCAAGAGAAAAATGATCTATTTTATTAAGGTTAAACTCTAATTGATCATTATCAGGAGTAATAATTTTATTTTGAAATACTTTATCTAATTTCAATATATTCCACATTGCCGGAAAAAATGTATTTAAATTAGCACGCTTTAACATATTTGTATTTGGCAAGTTAATTCTAGAATATTGGATTATTGGACGTGGTAAAAATACCATGGATTCTATTGGAATTTTTTCATTAGGAGTAATTTGATCTAGTTTGGCGTTGTCTTTATTTAATCGCGATGATAAACCTAAATTATAACGTTGAATAACATATTTTTGTCTTGTTAATTCATCACCTCTTGCTACAGAAGAATAAAATTCGCCTAAATTATTAACTAATGTAGATAAATTTTGTTCTATTGTTTTTTCAATAATAATATCATTTGTGCTATTTGGTAATGCAATTGGTGTTAAATATTCATTTAAATTATTCATATAAGCAGAATAATTTATAGTTTTACTTCGATAGCTATCAGTTATTCTGTTTTCCCCAACCAAAGCTTGAGCCAATGTTTTAGGTATTACATCATTTCCAGTTGAACTACCTTGCAATGATTCTTCGTCAATATCTAAATTATATAATTTTTTTCTATTTTTAACAACAGGTAAAATCCATGTTAAATTAAAATTAAGTTTATAAATAGCTTCTGCAAGTGGTTTATATAAATGCCCCTTTTTAATGGGCATATTTGCATTACCGTTATCATCAAAAAAAGAAAAATGATCACGAAGTTGTACAAATCTTTCAATCATTGTGTGAATATTATTTAAAACATTTGTAGTTCTATCAATGTTTGGAATAGTGGAAAGTAATTCATCTAATAAATCAGAGGTTTGATCTTCAATGCTGTACCGTTTTTCCTTTTCAGAAACACGAACTGTTTCAGAAACACTTCCCAAATCTTTCCCAAATTGAATTTGATCTGCATCTAACAATATTTCATTTATTTTTTGTTGTATTACGCTTTGTGAAATGGATTCTTCTTCCTGTTCATCTTTAAAATCTGCGTCTACATTTTCAAATACATCTTCTTCTTCTTGTCTAGTTATCTTATTTGATTTAACTTTAATTGGTTCTTCTCTTATGGTAATTTTTTCAATTGGTAAATCAATTGGTATACCTTTATAGGCAAAATCAATAAATATTACATCATTATCAGGATATGTTGTTATTTCTATCATATCTTCTTCTAGATTACTAATGCGTCCGGTTATAGTTGCAGGAATATCTCCTCCAAATGAAATATCGACCCATGTATCTGGTAATAACTTATTTTGCATTGCATATCCATTATTTTCATCACGATCTAAAATAGATATTTGTTCAATGGATTCTTCGCGTAAATTTTTAGTATCTTCATCTATTAATAAAGTTTCTGCTTCTCCTGACTTTTCATTAAGTAAAATAATACGACTTGAATCCAAATATTGAATCAGATAGTTATTATTGTGATATATAGTATTTGTTGGAGCATTTAATTGGATAATATCACCTAATTGTAAAAATATCTTATCAGTCATACCTTATATATATAGTAGAATTTAAATTAAAATACGAAAAAAAATGATCTAAATAAAAAGATACAATAACTCCTAATAATAGTTATGGAGATGACTCAGTGCGATTACAAAATTGACTTAACAGCAACAATTGATAAGAAAAAAATGGAATCTTTTCAAGAAAAAAAAGAGTATTTTAAGGAATTAAACATAAATATGAAAACGATTGCCTCCAAAAATAATATTGTTTATTACATTTTGCAATATGATAAATCATTTCTTAATAGTGATAATATTTCTAATCTTGGTCTTTTCCGATCAGTTGTTTTAGATGAAAATTTTGACATTTTGTCTTTTGCTCCTCCTAAATCACATACACTAGAAACATTTTCTTTGGATAACGATCAAGATTTGCAGGCAGAAATGTTTATTGAAGGAACAATGATTAACTTATTTTATGAGCAAAAAAATAATGAATGGGTCATGTCTACGCGATCAACAATAGGAGCAAATGTAAAATTTTATCTTCACTCTGAAAAAACATTCAGAGAAATGTTTCTTGAAACTTTTAATGATTATGGAATGTCATTTGATGATTTAGACAAAAAATTAAATTATTCCTTTATTCTTCAACACAAAGGAAATAAGATAGTAGTACCTGTAGAACAAAATAAAATTTATTTGGCTGCATGCAATGAAATTAGTAATAACAAAATTACTTATATTTATAATCCGGAATTGTTGATAAAATTTCCAAATCTACAAATTCCCACTTATGAATGGGATAAATCTTCATTAGAACCTCTCATTGATACTTATGCATCAGGAGGTAAAACAGACTACAAAATATTAGGATTTGTTATTAAAAATGTTCTTACTGGTTCACGTTATAAAAATAGAAATCCACAATATGAAACAGTAAGAAAATTGAGAGGGAATCAAGCCAAAGATCAATATAACTATTTTGCTTTAAGGCATAGTGGAAAGATTAAGGATTATTTAAAATATTATCCGGAAGACAAAAAAAAATTTTCACTATATAGAGATTTATTGCATAAATCAACAAATAATTTATACAAATTATATCAAGAGTGTTATATAAATAAAAAGGCCGAGCTAAAAACATATTCTCCACAATATCGTACTCACATGTTTAAATTACATCACGAGGAATATATGATAAAACTTAAGCCAGAATCAAAAACAATGAATATGGCGATAGTTATTGAATATGTTAATAAACTCCACCCAAGTATTTTAATGCATTTTGTGAATTATGATTTAAGAAAAAATAATTAATTATTTTATATGAAAGAATTAAAATTAATACATATAACAAAATGTGGTGGCACTTCAATAGAAAATATAGGTAAAAAAAATGGCAAATTATGGGGAACGTTTCATAAAGAATATGCATGTAATAGTTGTTCACATTCTCATACAGTTTTTAAATATATAAACAAAGAAATACAATTAAAATATGATTGGTTTATGGTGGTAAGAAATCCATATGAACGAATTTTATCAGAATTTTATTGTAAATGGGGAGGAATTGGTAATTATGAAAAATCTATTCCTCTTGTGAAAGAAGAATGCAATAAATTTTTAATTTCAAAAATAAAAAATTATAGTGGTTTTGGATATCATTATACACCGCAATTTTTTTATTTTGAAAATGATCATAACATCGATATAAAAATTTTAAAATTAGAAAATTTAAAAGAAGATTTTAATAATTTAATGAAAGATTATAATTATGATATTAAGCTTACAAATCATGATAATAAAAGTAATAAACGTTCTTTTAAAATAAGCGATTTTTCAGAAGAATTAATAGATTTAATCAATGTAGTTTATAAAAAAGATTTTGAATTATTTGGATATAACATGATGGATTTTAATAAAGAAAAAGCAGATAATGTACAAATAGAATTAGAAGAAATAAATTTAAACGAAATAGATATTCAAGAAAAAAAATTTAAACCTCAAAAAATAAAAAAAAGGCAGCAAAGTAAAAAACCGAATAATTTTAAGATGATAAAATTGATATAAAAACATACGAATATTTTATTAAAATGCTTTATAAAAAAATATTCTCTAGCATAAAAAAAATAATACCTCGTATTTCTGATACTGAATTAATTGCATTAAAAAGTGGAACAACCTCTATTGACCGAGACATTTTTAAAGGGAAGGTTAATTATCCATCAGTTGTAAAAACAGATAATAAATTTGATCAAAATAAAATAGAAGATTTATTAAAAAATTATGGATCAAATCAACATTTATATCCAAATGGTGCTTATAAAGAAATTTTCAAAAAAATTGGTAAAGAAAAATTTTTATCCTTTATCATTAAAGAAAAATATGGAGGTATTCAATTATCAGTAAATGAACTTTCCAGCATTTTAACCAAAATATCCTCAGTTAACCCAGCATTGGGAGTATCTATAATGGTTCCTAATTCTTTAGGTCCAGGTGAATTATTGCAAAATTATGGTACTACAGAACAAAAAAATCAGTATTTGCCTGGATTGGCGGATGGCACATATATTCCTTGCTTTGGTTTAACTGGGCCTAATAATGGTTCAGATGCAACGGGTCAAATTGATAAAGGAGAAGTTATTATAAATGAACATGGAGAAAAATGTATTAATATTGTTTTAAATAAACGATACATAACATTAGGCCCTGTAGCAAATCTTATTGGAATCGCATTTGATTTGCGTGATCCGTTTGATTTACTTGGAAAAGGAAAAGAAGGTATAACTGTAGCTTTGATTGAAAGTACACAGACTGGATTAAAACAATTTACACATCATAATCCATTAAATGCTGGTTTCCCTAATGGAACATTAAAAGGATCTATTCAAATACCAATAAATAAAATTATAGGTGGAGAAAAAAATGCAGGACATGGTTGGAAAATGTTAATGGAATGTCTAGCAGCTGGAAGAGGAATTTGTCTTCCTGCTACAGCCAAAGCTTCTTCTAATACTAGTTTACTTGGTGTATTAGAATATGCAAAACATAGGAAACAATTTAAAATTCCTCTTATTAAAATGGAAGGAGTACAGGAAAAATTAGCATCTATGATTTATAATACATGGTTAATTAATTGCAGTATAGCATTAACAAATAATTTATTAGACAGTGGTGAAAAACCAGCAGTTATATCAGCAATTATGAAACAACAAACAACAGATCGTGCTAGAGATATTTTAAACGATGCAATGGATATTCATGCTGGAGGAGCAATATGTCTTGGAAAAAATAACTTTTTAGAAAAATTTTATCGTGCTGCTCCCATTGGTATAACAGTAGAAGGTAGTAATACTTTAACCAGGAACTTGATTATATTTGGGCAAGGGTTAAACAAAAGTCATCCTTATATTTATCCTATTTTAGATAATATATTAAATGATGATAGCATAAGATTCAAAAAAAATTTTAATAACATTATTAATCATTCATTAAAAACATATAAGGAAAGTTTTTTCAGTCGTGGTTCATTTAATACCTTGGAAAAACAAACTAAACATTTTGCTAATCTAGCTAATTTTATTGCTTTAAAAGGTGGTTCTTTAAAAGGAGAGCAAATGTTATCTTCTGATATGGCTGATTTATTATCAAATCTTTATTTGGCACATTCTGTTGAATGGTATCACAAACAACATAAGATAAGTAAAGTTTTAACAAGTTATTGTGTACAAAAATTATGTAATGAAAATCAAATAATTTTTAATAGGGTAATTGATAATAATAGTTATTTGAAATTACCATTATTTTTTATAAAAGAAAAAATTACATCTGAACAATATACAGAAAGTAAAAATTTAGTAAAAGAAATGGAGAATAACCGATTTTTAATTAAAGATTTACAAAAAGATATTATAACAAAAGGTACAGCATTAGAAGATCTTTATAATCTTTCCACAATAAAAGATGAGGCTGAATATAAAAAACTATATAATGACGTCATACAAGTAGCAGAATATCCTAATCCTTAAATAATTTAACAGAACCTACCACCACTATTACATTTACATCATCTTGAAACGGTTAATGAACGATTCAAATTGACTTTTGATATTTAGAAAGCATGATTAATAATATATTTCTTCAAAAATAACGAGCATTTTATATTAATTTTTTATTATATTTATATAATAAAAAATATGTCCGGCAATAACAAATTTACAAGCACAAGTATAAATAGTGCAAATACATCAATTACTGTTGTTTTTTCAGAAGCCGTTTCTAATACATCAGGTGGATCTGGTGGTCTGGATAAGGATGATTTTACAATTTCAATATCTGGAGGTACAGCAACATCACCAGTAATTAGTTCAGTTTCAAATACAAGTTCAACACAAAAAGTATTAACAATATCTCATACAGGAACTGCAAGTGGATCAGAAACTATTACTGTTTTACCAGCAGCAGGACACATCTTTTTAGAAAATAGTACTACAGCACTAACTACTACACACAGTAATAATACAGTTTCATTAAATGATAAAACTGTTCCTATTTTTACTTCTGTTAGTCCTTCTACTAATTCCAGTGTCAACACAACAGCTATTGGATATACATTAAGTGAGGCAATTGCAAGTGGATCAGTAGTATGGACACGAACAAGTGGAACGACTGATAATAATTCTCCACATACAGCTTCTTTAGCGGGAACAGAATTGAATACAGGAGAAAGATCTTCCGCAGTATTAACAAATGCTCCAACATTGGTTAGTGGAACAATTTATACAATAACATTTAACGGTACAGATGCTGCCGGAAATGCAGCAACAGAAGTATCAGTTACAGGCATTACTTTTGATACAACTGCTCCTACATTAGCTCAGATAAGTGCTGTACCAACACCGTCCAATGATACAACACCTTCTTTTATTTTTACAACAGACGAAGCTGGTACATTATCCACTAATATTAGTCAGGGGTTTTCTACAAGCGCATCAGTGTCAACAGGAAGTAATCAAACTGTTACATTCAATTCACTTCCAGAAGGTACATATGCTAATAAAACAATTACTGTTACGGATGCAGCTGGAAATGCAACTAATTTAACAATACCTACTTTTATTATTGATACCACGTCTCCTACCATGACTATTACATCCACAACATCAGGTGTGTCTGATGGATCCACAACAAATGATGCAACCATAGCATTAACATTCACTTCATCAGAAGCAACTTCTAATTTCGCTCAAAGTGATATTACATTGGGAAATGGTACTCTTAGTAGTTTTACTATTGTTAGTTCAACTGTTTACACAGCTACTTTTACACCATCAGCTCAAGGTGCTTGTGCGATAGATGTTGCTGCTGGGGCATATACTGATGCTGTTGGAAATAATAATCTTGCAGCAACACAATTTAATTGGCTTTTTGATACTGTAGATCCTGTATTAAGTCAAGTGACAGCAATATTAACACCATCCAATGATACAACACCAAGTTATGTTTTCACAACAACCAAATCAGGAACATTATCCACCAATATTAGTCAGGGGTTTTCTACAAGCGCATCAGTTTCTACTGGAAGTAATCAAACTGTTACTTTCAATTCACTTCCTGAAGGTACATATGCTAATAAAACAATTACTGTTACGGATGCTGCTGGAAATGCTGGTAGTTTTGATATTCCTACTTTTGTTATTGATACGACATCCCCTAATATGACAATTACTGCAGCAGAAGTATCCGATGGTGATACATCCAATGATACAACTTTATCTTTAACATTCACTTCTTCAGAAGCAACATCTAATTTCGCTGAAAGTGATATTACATTGGGAAATGGTACCCTTAGTAATTTTACCACTGTTAGTTCAACAGTTTACACAGCTACTTTTACGCCATCAAATCAAGGTCCTTGTACTATTGATGTTGCTGCTGATACATATACTGATACAGCCAATAACGCAAATAATGTCGCAACACAATTCAACTGGACTTTTGATACAGTAGTTCCTACACTAAGTAGTGTTAGTATAGCATCTAATAATTCTACAAATACATTAGCCAAAGTAAATGATGTTATTACACTTAGTATGACTGCCAGTGAAACTATATCAACACCAGTTGTTACATTTCAATGCGGAGGAGCAGCTATTACTGATACAAGTATAACATATGTTAATACAAGTGGTAATACATGGACGGCAGCGTATACAGCTAATATTTCAGATACTAATGGCCCAGTATCTTATAGTATAGCATTTACTGATTTAGCTGGTAATGCAGGAGTAGCTGTAACAAGTGGTTCAGGATCAGTTACTTTCGATAAAACTGCTCCTGTATTAAGTCAAGTTACTGCAATACTAACACCATCCAATGATACTACACCTAGTTATATATTCACAACAACTGAAGCAGGAACATTATCTACCAATATCAGCCAAGGAGTTTCTACAAGTACATCTGTTTCTACAGGAAGTAATCAAACTGTTACTTTTAATACACTTCCTGAAGGTACATATGCCAATAAAACAATTACAGTTACGGATGCGGCTGGAAATGCTTCTAATAGTTTAACTATACCAACATTTGTTATTGATACCACGTCTCCTAATATGACTATTACTGCTTCTGAAGTATCTGATGGGGACATATCGAATGATACAACTTTATCTTTAACATTCACTTCTTCAGAAGCAACATCTAATTTCGTTCAAAGTGATATTACACTTGGAAATGGTACCCTAAGTAATTTTACCACTGTTAGTTCAACCGTTTACACAGCTACTTTTACGCCATCATCTCAAGGTCCTTGTACGATAGATGTTGCTGCTGGTTCATATACTGATACTGCTACTAATATAAATAATGTAGCAACACAATTCAATTGGACTTTTGATACTGTAGCTCCTACATTAAGTAATGTTAGTATAGCATCTAGTAATTCCACAACTACATTAGCAAAAGTAAATGATGTTATTACTCTTACTATGACTGCTAACGAAGCTATACAAACTCCTGTTGTTACATTTCAATGTGGAGGAGCTGCTATAAATGATTCAAGTATAACATATAATAATACAACTGGTAATACATGGACGGCAGCATATACAGCTAATTCATCTGATACAAATGGTGCGGTTTCTTATAGTATTGCATTTACTGATTTAGCTGGTAATGCAGGAACAGCTGTAACAAGCGGTTCAGGATCAGTTACTTTCGATAAAACTGCACCTACATTAGCCCAAATAAGTGCTGTATCAACGCCATCCAATGATACAACCCCTTCTTTTATTTTTACAACAGATGAAGCTGGTACATTAACCACTAATATCAGCCAAGGATTTTCTACAAGTGCATCTGTTTCTACAGGAAGTAATCAAACAATTACATTCAATACACTTCCTGAAGGTACATATTCTAGTAAAACTATTACTGTTACAGATGCTGCTGGAAATGCTACCAGTTTGAATATACCTACTTTTGTTATTGATACTACATCTCCTACTATGACTATTACATCCACAACATCAGGTGTATCCGATGGATCTACCACAAATGATGCAACCATAGCATTAACATTCACTTCTTCAGAAGCAACAACTAATTTCGCCCAAAGTGATATTACATTGGGAAATGGTACCCTTAGTGGTTTTACTACATCCAGTTCAACAGTTTACACGGCTACTTTTACACCATCAGCCCAAGGTGCTTGTACGATAGATGTTGCTGCTGGCGCATATACGGATACTGCTGGAAATAATAATCTCGCTGCAACACAATTTAACTGGCTTTTTGATACTGTAGCTCCTGTATTAAGTCAAGTTACTGCAATATTAACACCATCTAATGATACAACACCAAGTTATATTTTCACAACAACTGAAGCTGGAACATTATCCACTAATATAAGTCAAGGATTTTCAACAAGCGCATCAGTTTCTACTGGAAGTAATCAAACTGTTACATTTAATACACTTCCAGAAGGTACATATGCTAATAAAACTATCACTGTTACGGATGCGGCTGGAAATGCTTCTAATAATTTAACTATACCTACTTTTGTTATTGATACAACTTCCCCTAATATGACAATTACAGCTTCTGAAGTATCTGACGGTGATGCATCCAATGATACAACTTTATCTTTAACATTCACTTCTTCAGAAGCAACATCTAATTTCGTTCAAAGTGATATTACACTCGGAAATGGTACCCTAAGTAATTTTACCACTGTTAGTTCAACAGTTTACACAGCTACTTTTACACCATCAGATCAAGGTCCTTGTACTATTGATGTTGCTGCTGGTGTATATACTGATACAGCCAGTAATACAAATAATGTAGCAACACAATTCAATTGGACTTTTGATACAGTAGTTCCAACACTAAGTAGTGTTAGTATAGCATCTAATAATTCTACAAGTACATTAGCAAAAGTAAATGAAGTTATTACTCTTACTATGACTGCTAGCGAAGCTATACAAACTCCTGTTGTTATATTTCAATGCGGAGGAGCTGCTATAAATGATTCAAGTATAACATATAATAATACAACTGGTAATACATGGACGGCAGCTTATACAACAAATGTCTCGGATACTAATGGCCCAGTATCTTATAGTATTGCATTTACTGATTTAGCTGGTAATGCAGGAGTAGCTGTAACAAGTGGTTCAGGATCAGTTACTTTCGATAAAACTGTTCCAACATTAAGTGGTGTTAGTATAGCATCTAATAATTCTACGAGTACATTAGCCAAAGTAAATGATGTTATTACTCTTACTATGACTGCTAGTGAAACTATACAAACACCTGTTGTTACATTTCAATCAGGAGGTGCGGCAATTACTGATTCAAGTATAACATATAATAATACAAGTGGTAATACATGGACAGCTGCATATACAGCTAATTCATCAGATACAAATGGTACGGTTTCTTATAGTATTGCGTTTAGTGATTTAGCTGGCAATGCAGGAATTGCTGTAACAAGCGGTTCAGGATCGGTTACTTTTGATAAAACTGCACCTACAATGACAATTACAGCTTCTGAAGTATCTGATGGAGCAACATCTAATGATACAACTTTATCTTTAACATTCACTTCTTCAGAAGCAACATCTAATTTCGCTGAAAGTGATATTACATTGGGAAATGGTACCCTTAGTAATTTTACAACTGTTAGTTCAACCGTTTATACCGCAACATTTACACCATCATCTCAAGGAGCTTGTACTATAGATGTTGCTGCAGAAAAATATACGGATGCTTCTGGAAATAATAATAGTGCAGCAACACAATTTAATTGGCTTTTTGATACTGTAGTTCCAACATTAAGTAGTGTTAGTATAGCATCTAATAATTCTACAAGTACATTAGCAAAAGTAAATGATGTTATTACTCTTACTATGACTGCTAGCGAAGCTATACAAACTCCTGTTGTTACATTTCAATGCGGAGGAGCTGCTATAAATGATTCAAGTATAACATATAATAATACAAGTGGTAATACATGGACTGCTGCATATACAGCTAATTCATCAGATACAAATGGTACGGTATCTTATAGTATTGCATTTAGTGATTTAGCAGGCAATGCAGGTACAGCTGTAACAAGCGGTTCAGGATCAGTTACTTTTGATAAAACAGTACCAACATTAAGTGGTGTTAGTATAGTATCTAACAATACAACTAATACATTAGCAAAAGTAAATGATGTTATTACTCTTACTATGACTGCTAGCGAAGTTATACAAACTCCTGTTGTTACATTTCAATCTGGAGGAGCTGCTATTACTGATTCAAGTATTACATATACAAATACAAGTGGTAATACATGGACTGCTGCGTATACATCTAATTCATCTGATACAAATGGTGTGGTTTCTTATAGTATTGCATTTAGTGATTTAGCAGGCAATGCAGGTACAGCTGTAACAAGCGGTTCAGGATCAGTTACTTTTGATAAAACTTTGCCAACAGTAAGTTCATTTACTATGAGTGATACAGCATTAAAAGCTGGAGAAACATCAACGGTAACACTTGTATTTTCTGAAGCTGTTAGTGGATTTTCAAGTGATGCTGATATAACAGCACAAAATGGTTCATTAGCTACGATGACTACTAGTGATAATGTAACTTGGACGGGTGTATTTACACCAACAGCTGATGTAAACGATACTAGTAATGTGTTAACCCTTGCAAATACATGGACTGATAGTGCTGGAAATGCTGGCCCTGGTTCAACTACTGCTAATTATTCGATTGACACAATAGTTCCTACATTAAGCAATGTTAGTATAGCATCTAATAATTCCACAACTACATTAGCAAAAGTAGATGAAGTTATTACACTTACTATGATTGCAAGTGAAACTATATCAACTCCTGTTGTTACATTTCAATCTGGAGGTGCAGCAATTACTGACTCAAGTATAACATATAATAATACAAGTGGTAATACATGGACGGCAGCATATACAACTAATTCCTCAGATACAAATGGTGCGGTTTCTTATAGCATTGCATTTACTGATTCTAATGGCAATGCAGGTACAGCGGTAACAAGTGGTACAGGATCAGTTACTTTTGATAAAACTGTACCAACATTAAGTAGTGTTAGTATTGCATCAAACAATGCAAATACCGCATTAGCCAAAGTAAACAATGTTATTACACTTAGTATGACTGCTAGCGAAGCTATACAAACTCCTGTTGTTATATTCCAATGTGGTAATGCGGCAATTACTGACTCAAGTATAATATATACAAATACAAGTGGTAATACATGGACGGCTGCATATACAGCCAATTTATCCGATACAACGGGGACTGTTTCTTATAGTATTGCGTTTAGTGATTTAGCTGGCAATGCAGGAACAGCCGTAACCAGCGGTTCAGGATCAGTTACTTTTGATAAAACTGCACCTACGGTAAGTTCATTTACTATGAGTGATACATCATTACTAGTTGGTGAAACATCAACTGTAACTCTTGTATTTTCTGAAGCAGTTATTGGATTTTCAAGCGGATCTGATATAACAGTACAAAATGGCAGTTTATCTACAATGACTACCAGTGATAATATCACATGGACTGGTACATTCACACCAACTGCAGATATAAATGATACTAGTAATGTTTTAACTCTTGGAACAAATTGGACTGATAGTGCTGGAAATGCGGGACCTAGTGCAACAACAGCAAACTATACAATTGAAACAACATCTCCTACTATGACAATTACTGATGTGAACAATAGCCATAATTCTACAACAAATGACAGCAAATTATTTTTGACCTTTACATCTTCCGAAGCTACTACAAATTTTGTAGCGGGAGATATAACTGTTTCAAATGGTGCTATAAGTAATTTTGCGTCGACTAGTTCGACTGTATATACAGCTACTTTTACTCCGTCAGGACAAGGTTTATGTACTATTAAAGTATTAGCAAATGCTTTTACAGATGCTTCTGGAAATGGGAATGTTGCTTCTTCAATATTCAACTGGACAACTAATTTTATTGCGGCTCCTAATTGTTTTTTAAAAAATACAATAGTTGAAACTGATAATGGACCTATTGCGATTCAAAATATAAATCCCGAAACAGATACTATTCGCGGTAAAAAAATTATTGCAATTACTAGCAATATTTATCCAAGTGATAAATTAGTTTTATTCAAAAAAAATTGCTTGTATTCTAACATTCCTTCACGTAATATTGTAATTAGTCCAGAACATAAAGTATTCTATAAAGGTAATATGATTAAAGCAAAGAATTTTATTGAAATGGGAAAAGCAAAAGAATATTCATATAATGGTGAGGTTATTTACAATGTATTACTCAAAAAACATGAAAAGATGATTACACATAACATGATTGTAGAAACTCTAGATCCTCATAGTATAATGGGTAAATTATACAATAAATATATTGTTAATAATAAATTATCTCCAAATGAAATGAAAGAACTTACAAATATTATTAGCTCATTATATTCTAAAAATTATATGGATTACAGAATTCAACATTATAATAAATACGCTGACATGAGCTCAATAGAGAGATTGAAAAAAGCTTTTATAGACTATTCTGTGGAAAAGAAAAATGTAAATAAAAAACAAGTATCATCTATTGTTAAAAACATTTTCCCTTAGATATAAATAATAACATGTTATTTTGATTTCGTTTAAATTAGCTTGTCTAGTTTATAATAAGACGTTTTTAAATAGGAATAAATCGATTTGTAAATTCATTAACTAAATTTCCAAGGTCTTCGACTAAAAGATTTTTGCACAAATTTTCTACCTCTTCACCAATTTCAAATATTTCAACATCTATTTTTTCAATTAATTCTGATACAGTTGTATTGCGAGTATAATTATTTTTATCTAAAAGTTGTACAGAATATACATTTGCCCTGCTCGGACTTTCTTTAATATATAAAAGTTTTCCTTCCGAATATTCTTTATCTTTTCTATATGATTTTTTATAATAAATTCTTGCAGTTCTCCCAATATAGAGATCATTATTCTCACACTTTGGCTGCCACATTTTATTTTATTAGTTAATTTACCCTCTGTAAAATAAAACCTTTCATTTTTCTTTTGGTTTTTAAACAATAAATGTATATACATTTTAAGTAAATACATTTATTCGTCTTCCATATTTTCATTATCATAAAATAACCATTCATCATCATTAAACACTATATTTTCATTATAAACAAAACGTGGATTGGGACCCCAACATTCCTTTGCTATTTTTGCAGAGATGGTATTCACCATAATTTCTCCCATTGAAATAATATCAAATAAAACATGTTGGTACATTTTTTTATGCGCAGGTTTGCAATATTTTTCATAATCATGAAAATCTGCAATAATATTTACTAATTCTTGAGGAATATATTTCATTACCTTTTTATTATTATTCATATAAAGAATAATAATATCATTTTTATTTATTTATTATTTATGAAAAAATAATACTTTTTCAATAACCTCTTTCTTTTTTTAAACGTTCTTCTTTCATCATATTTTCATAATTAAGCTGCTTATTAATTCTTAATATAGTATTTTCATAACGATGTTCCTTTTTTAAGGAAGCCTGGTATTTTTTATATTCTGCAATATCATTATTATGCTGATCAATTGCCGTTTTTTTATACAAATCTGGAACTAAAGATAAATCTAGATCTATTACACCCTTATATCCCTTTACAATATTGTTAGACATGTTCTAATGTTGCTTTATACATTAACAAAGGATAAATTCCGTCAATTTTTAATTGTAAAACTTATTTATTATTATCTGGATTAAATAATTGATTAAGAATCAGATTCCGATCACATAATGAAATATCACTATTAAAACAAGCATTTACAATAGTATCAAATTCATGTTTGGCACTTAAATAGGCTCCGCCATTATATTTACATTTTTTACTTGGACGAGGTCTTAACCAACCAATACTTACACCTAATTTTTTCCATTCGTTTAATTCCACTTTTTGCCGTATTTTTACAATTTTTTGCTCTTTTTTTATATTTTCAATAGATTTCAATTCTTCAGAAGTATAACCTAAATCATTATATATAAAATTTTTTACAACATATTTAATATCGCATGGTAAATCAAGCTTATTTAAAATTATATTCATGTTTTTAAAACTAACATGCATATAATTAAATAATTCATTTTTTTTATTTAAAATAAAGCTACACAATATGAAATTATGAGGCATTTAACAAATTTAGAATCTGTGTATACTTATTAGGGTACAAATGATATTTATAGATTAATAATAGGAAACAAAATAACAGGATTAAAAGCGTTTTAATTATAAATAATCAGTAATATATATATATATATATATTATTAATGAAAAAAAATAAATTTAACACGGTACCATTAATTTTTTTTATAGTTATTGAAATACTTCAGATTAATACTTTATGGAAAGAATCTATTTATAGACGTGTATTACATCATATACAAAATAATTACGATAAAAATAAAATACCCTGGGTTAAAACATGTAAAAATGTTTTACCATTAAATGAATTAAATAAGTGTACTCAAATAAACGGTAATAATACACACAATGGTTCAGAAAGGGCTGATGACCCAAATACAAAATCTTCCATATTATCTAGTTTAACAAATTCTCCCTTTTCTAAAAGAAGTACAATATACTTTCATGAATTTGATGATGAGACAAAAAGGTATCTCGAGATGATAGGAAATAAAATTAAATATAAATATGAAGAATTATGTGGAGAAAAGCTACAATTATCAAATAGTAAAGATTTTAAAGCAATATTACTGCGTTATGAAGGAGAATTAGCTAATTTTCCTATGCATTATGATTCAGAACTCAGTTATTATTATAGAACACTAATACTAATTAAAAAGGAAGGTAAATGCCCGCCATTTCTATATTATGATAAAGAAGGTACAAAACAAAAAATAAATTTAGAATTAAATGAAGCAATATTTTTTAAAGGTAGTCAGACATATCATGGTATTGATAAAACAGATGATCCAAATACTATTAGGTATGTTTTAGGATTTCAATATATTCCGAAAAGTAGAGTAAATGATTTATTACCAAAATCCTTGTGTACAGAATTAAGTGGTTTTAAAATCAGAGAGATAGTTGGCAAATTAAAGCCTAATATAATAATAATTATCATATTGGCTATAATTTCATATATATTGGGTTTTAAATATAAAATAAACGTATCAACAAAGTATTATTTATTAATTTGTTTTGCTATTATATCAACTAGTTTTTTTCTACCAAATATTTTACCTAACTATATTGGTACAAATAGAAATATAAATTTAAAAATATTACTTAGTTATATTATTATAACAATAATTTTATTACTGAGAGTAGATTTAACTGTTATTGGGTTTATTGCATATATATTGTTAACAGAAATGCTATTACCGAGTTTTATAATTAAAAAATCAATAAAAAATAATGGAACAATTTAATCTATATATGTGTTTAAAAATAACTATATTTTTTTATGAAAATATAACTATTTAAAAATAAATACACTTTTTTATAAAAAATGAGATATAATTTAACACATAGATTTAATAAGATTCTCTCTACGAATGTTGATAAAAGCATATTAGGATTCAAAAAAGATAATCAATGGATATGGAAAACGCGTAAAGATTTAAAAGTTAATGTTTTAAATTGCGTTGAGGTATTAAAAGATAGAAATATCAGTGTTAGGGATCGTGTCATTTACAAAGGAAATAATAGTTTTGAATGGATTTCTTGGAATATAGCAACAAATGCATTAGGTGGTATTTGGGTTCCACTCTATGCAGATCAACAAAAAAATATGGTGGATTATATAATTAGTAATTGTAAACCAAAGCTGTGTATTAGTAATGAAGAATATAAAAATGTAGATTGTATTTCCAATAAAGTACTAGAAAATACTTTTTCAAACAGCCATAAAAATGATATTCCTATGGAAGAAAAAGCTGATATTTCTAATTTGATTTATACTTCAGGAACAACAGGTAATCCAAAAGGCGTAATATTAACACATAAAAATTTATTATCTAACTATGAAGCAATTGATAATAGATTCAGGGAATTGCGAGAGAAAGAAATTACAACATTAAATATTTTACCATGGGCTCACATTTATGGTTTAACGACTGAATTATATTACAATATGTTAAGTAATAATAGAGTTGCTTTAACAAGTTCAAAAGAAGTTTTTGTAAACGAATTAAGAGAGATTAAACCAGATTATATTTATTTAGTCCCAAGAATTTTAGAGTTGGTTAAAAATAAATTGGCAATATTTGATAAACAATATATCAAATTTATTTTACCTTACGCGCTTAAACATCTATTTGGAGGAAACTTAAAAGCTATTTTTATTGGTGGAGCCTTACTAGATCCAGAAACCAAAAAATTTTATACAGAAAATGGGATAAGTTTATGTGAAGGATATGGATGCACAGAAACATCTCCAATGATTAGTGTGAATGGATTAAATAAAGAATCAAAACATGATTCTATTGGAAAAATAATGGATAATTTAAATATTGAAATTATGAATGGAGAGATTTGTGTCGCTGGCCCATCGGTAATGAAAGGTTATTGGAATGATAAACAAAAGACTAGAGACGCATTTATCGAATATCAATTTGATAAATTTTACAAGACAGGTGATGCAGGTGAATTGAAAGAAGGATATCTTTATTTTAAGGGGAGAATAAGTGAAAATTATAAATTAGATAATGGTAAATTTGTTTCGGTTTCCAATGTTGAATCTATTGTAAAATCACTAGTGGAGGTTCCTTTTATTATATATGGTGATAACAAACCATATAATATAATAATTGCAGAGGATATAGATTATGATAGTTTAAACCAAACAACTCTTTATAAAATTAATGAAAATTTAGATAATTATTTACATATTAAAAAAATATTATTCGTAAAAAAAGATTTTTTTGCCGATTTTTTAACACCTAAAATGTCGCTTAAAAGGAAATCCCTAATAGCAGCTCTTGAAAACGAAATTAGAGAAATTTACAAACAATAAAAAAATAATTTATATATTACATTAAAAATTTAACGTTAAACTATCTATAAACCTCACTACTGTTGACGCATTACTACTGTTTTGACTCTGTTCTTGTTCATCATCGCTATCCACCTTCTCAAATATATCATTTTCATAATCAATCTCTGTTGATACTTCTGATGCTACGTCTTCATCCTCGATTATCATTCTCTTAATCTTTTCTTCCGTTATGGGTTCTGGTTTTTCTTCATTCGAAATCAAGTCTTTTGTAAGATCCTCTGATTTTGAACCACCCAATAGATATTTCCAGCAACAACAATCCATTTTAAATAGATTTTAATTAATTTTTTTGCGGAGAGTGAAATTTAAATCTACTCTTCATTTTTAATTAAATAAAGTCTAGTTTAAAATAAAAATGAATATCATTATTACAAATTTATAGTTGTAATAATAATAACATGAATAATAAAGCTGTCATCAGAAGTCTTAAAAAAATTGTTAAAGAGGTAAACAAAATACAACGCGCAGTTGAAACAAATATTATAAAAAAAGAAAAAAATATGATTCCAAAAACCTCCTCTTATATAGAATGCAACGATGAATATATTCAAAAAATAATTAGACAAGGTGGATTGTAAGATATAATTTTTCCTATTTTTTATAATTATCTTTGTTCACCTAGTAATTAAAACATTAATCAATTTCTTCGATTTTGGGCCCCTCTTCTTCCTCTTCAACTGGTTGTTCACTTTGACTAGTATTTTCCATCATTGACATAAAAACACTTTCTACCGCCTTTTGCTTTTCATTATATACCTCTTTTTCTTCGTTTTGATTTTCATCTAACCAAGATAAAGATTCGCCAACTATTTTTTCCAATTCTTCTAATTTTGATGCATCCACTTTAGATTTAATATTTTCTTCACCCAATGAATTTTTTACTCCAAATAGATAACTTTCTAAACTATTTTTGGCTTCTAATTTTTCCAAAACAACTCTATCTTGATCTTTATACTGTTCGGCTTCCTTAACCATTCGATCAATCTCCTCTTCACTTAAACGTCCTTTATCATTTTTAATGGTTATATTATTTGATTTGCCAGTAGATTTTTCTGTTGCACTAATATTTAAAATTCCATTGGCATCAAGATCATATTGAATTTCAATTTGTGGTATACCTCGTGGCATGGGAGGAATACCTTCCAATTGAAATTTACCCAATGAAGTGTTATCGCGAGTCATTGCTCTTTCTCCTTCAAATACTTGGATTAATACCCCAGGTTGATTATCTGCATAAGTAGAAAAAGTCTGAGATTTTTTGGCAGGAATAGTCGTATTACGATTAATTAATTTCGTCATTACGCCACCAGATGTTTCCAATCCTAAACTAAGAGGGCAAACGTCCAATAATAGTAGATCGCTAATCTTTTCATCTTGACTTCCTGTTAAAATAGCGGCTTGAATCGCAGCACCGTAGGCGACACATTCATCCGGATTAATTGTTTTGCAAGGCTCTTTGTTAAAAAAATCACGCAACATATCTTGTATTTTTGGAATGCGTGTACTACCACCCACCAAAACTACTTCATGTACATTATTTTTGGAAATCTTAGAATCTTGTAAAACCTTTTCTACAGGATCCATTGTTTTTCTAAAAAGATCTTCACATAAATTTTCAAATTTTGCCCGGCTAATGGTAGTATTAAAATCAATACCTTCATAAAGACTATCACATTCAAGTGAAGCAACAGTAGAAGCAGATAGAGAACGCTTCGCACGTTCGGATGCAGTTCTCAATCTTCGTATAGCTTTTTTACTTTCACTTATATCAATTTTGTTTTTTCTCTTAAATTCCTGCATAAAATATTCTACAAGTCGTGTATCAAAATCTTCACCACCCAAATGGGTATCACCTGCTGTCGCTTTCACCTCAAATACACCATCTTCGATTGTTAAAAGAGAAACATCAAATGTACCTCCACCACAATCAAAAATTAAAATATTTTTTTCTCCTGCGCCTTTTTTATCTAATCCATAGGCAATTGCTGCTGCTGTTGGTTCGTTAATAATTCTTAATACATTTAATCCAGCAATGGTTCCTGCATCTTTCGTTGCTTGACGTTGTGAATCATTAAAATAAGCAGGGACAGTTACTACTGCATCTTCAACAGTATGTCCCAAATAAGCCTCGGCCGTCTCTTTCATTTTGGTTAATATCATTGCACTTATTTCTTCGGGACTAAAAGTTTTATTTTCTCCTTTAAAATCTACACTTATATAAGGTTTTCCGTCTTTATTCACAACATTATAAGTGAAATGCTTCATATCATTTTGAACATGATGATCATTAAAATTGTGCCCTATTAAACGTTTTGCATCAAATACAGTATTTATTGGATTATTGCTAACCATTGATTTTGCTGCATCTCCAATTAAACGTTCTTCTGCAGTAAAAGAAACAAATGACGGTGTTGTTCGATTTCCTTGATCATTTGCAATAATTTCTACATGATCATTTTGCCATACACCAACACAAGAATAAGTAGTTCCTAAGTCAATTCCGATTGCTTTACTCATATATTGCATAATATTATAATTAGTTTTAAATAATTTTAATATTATATTTACATGTCTATAAAACAGTAAAAAAAGATTTTTTATTTTTTTTATTCAATATCTTGGCTGAAATATGTTTTCATATTTTTATAAATTTCAATACATTTATTGGCCGATTGGGTCAAATACAATGCAACTGTTGCAACATCTGTTGGCTCTCGAAATGCGATTCTCATTTCACCCTTATCAATATGGGGATGAGGTTTACGAAAACCACAAAATGTTATACTTTTTTCTTTGGTATAATATTTTTCGTACAAAACATAATTAACAATGTTTCCTACTGTGTAATCTTCATTTACCAATGTAATTAAATATTCATTTGGTATAGTAGATTTTTTGTTTATAGCAAAATCTACATCGGTTCCACTATTTATATTATCAACAAACCTGTTTAACTTTTTAATCAATACTTCACAAGCCAAATCTAGCAATCGCATATTTGTATAAACGCCAATGCTTTCCAACGTGAATTCATAACTATTTTCTTTTATATAGCGTTTCTTTTGAAGTAGATCCCAGTTTTTCTTTTCAAATTCAAGATCTTCTTTTTTAATATCTTTTTTATAATTATTCCAAGCATCGTCGGCTTTAATAGGATCAATGCTAGCACCAAAACTACAAGTAGATGCTACATTATACATGCCATCAAATTTTGCTGTTGAAAGATTAATATTTGCTTTAAATTTAATATGTTCTCCTTCTAAATTCTCAGACAATTTAGGTCGCAATCTAGCAATAATAATAAAATCATTTGTAATTGAATTGGCGGGGAAAATTTTACGAACAGATGTATCTGTTAAATATTGATTTGATTTTTTATTGAAAATTTTGAAATCTGCTGTAGTTAAGTATTGAATTGTATCTCCAGTATTTTTCTTATCTACTTCTACATGATAATCATTGTATGGAAAGTCTAAATCATCAATATAAATAGGAATACAGCCAAGTCTTTGTTTTAAAATTTCATTATTATGTCTTGATGTATTAATTTCGATTTCAACTTCATTTTCTTCGTGTGGAAAGGTTCGAAAAACAAATGTGGGTATATCAGCTGTAATTACTCTTCTAATTGAATTTAGTAAAAAGTTATTTATATTTTCCAATGAAAATGTTAAAACTCCATTTTTTTCATCTAAATTACTAATCTTTGGATCCATAGTTATTTCTTTAATAAATAACTCGATTTTATTATTAAATCATTTTTTTTTAAAATTAGTTTAAAAAGTTATATAATACTTTAGATATACATTAAATGAGTTCTATATTGTATTATAGCAATTATTGTGAAAAATCAAAAGGAATTATATCTACACTAGGAAAAAGTAATATTAAAGATTCAATACATTATATTTGCATTGATAGACGCGAGAAAGATGGAAGTGGAAATACATATGTTTTACTTGAAAATAGTCAAAAAGTTGTCTTACCACCAACTGTTAACAAAGTACCTGCGTTGCTTTTGCTCAACCAGGGTCATCGTGTTGTATTTGGTAGTGATATATTACAAACTTTACAACCAAGAGAGATGACCTATAATAAAGAAGTTGTAAATAACATTCAAGAACCGGATGCGTTTAGTTTTGGTGGAGGTGGAGGAAACTATGGTGTTTCTTCTGATTCTTATAGTTTTTGGGATCAATCAAGTGAGGATTTAATGGCGCAAGGAGAAGGAGGCATGCGACAATTATATAACTATTCAACTATTAATAGTAGCAATACTATTGAAACTCCTCCTGATACTTATAGTCCTGATAAAATTGGTGATGTAAGTTTAGAACAATTACAGCAACAAAGAAATACTGATATTTCTAAAAAATAAAGGCTGCTTACTGGTTATATTTATAATATAATATTAAGTTATATTATAAAGATGCCCCATCTTACTCACATTAGCGGAACCAATAGCGCACAACTTTTTCATAATTTCGTTAACGTATTCTTACCATCACCTGAACCTGATCATAAACCTGAACCTGAACCCGAACCAGAACCATTTGAAGATAAACTGGAAATAAAAGATGTAGCATCTTTAAATAACCTTCTTAATGCCAGAATTTTCAGAATTAAGGGTATTATGAGTGATATAAATGATAAAAATAGACAAGAACACATTGGGTTTTTAAAATGTAAACCTCCAAAATTTTTAAATGAATTTTATAACAATACTCCTGCCGTTTATTCTTATGTTGAGAAAAACAGTGGAGAATTCTACAGGTTTGCTGGTAAATTAGAAAGTATTTATGATAGCGGTTTTGGAGCTTATCGCTTTAGATATAGAGCAGTAGGAACAGGACGAATTGCGGATTTAGTAATGGATATGAATTTTAATGGTATTGATGTCAAACCTGTTATTGGAATATATGATGAACCAAAATCTAATAATTCTGAAAATGATAAAGAACTTATTGTCCTAGAGGACGACGAAGTTTTGGAAACTAGAAATATATTCGATGATATAATAAGTGATGCTAGCTCCCTAGTCAGCGATGCTAGCTCCCTAGTCAGCGATGCTACAAGTGCTGCTGACTCCGCAGCAAGCGATATTTCAAGTGCTGCTGACTCCGTAGCGAGCGATGTTACAAATACTGCTACAAAAGTATATAAAGATGCTAAAAAAATAGTTACAAATAGCGGTGCGTATATAATATTAGGAGTTTTAACAGCCAAAGCCTTAGCGGTAGTGTTAAAAGAACTTTTTGGTAAAGATAAGTTAGATTTTCTTAAAGAGAATGCTGATGCATGGATCGATGGTACAATGGATGTTAGTAGCTCTGAATATGTTGAATTTGAAGCCGACTTACGAACAGCTGGTTTGTTAGACGACTTTCCATTTGGCTTACCTGGTGCTAGTGCTGTTGAAAGTGATAGTGCTGTTGATTTAATTACCGACGCATTAGCCCTTGCTTTGGTGTAAATTCTAAAAAATAAAATATGCCTATTAGATAATTAATTGTCTTTTTTAGAAGATTGCGTTTATAAAATATAATATTAAGTTATATTATAAAGATGTCTAATCTCAGACAAATTAGTGGACAAATTTTTAGTACATTGGCAAATGTATTCCTATCATCACCAGAACCTGAACATGAAACAAAAAAAGAGATAAATAATTTAGATGATCTACGTTCATTTGTTGATTCAAAATATATTGTGGTTAGAGGTTATATCAAAGACGTGGAAAGTGGAGAGAAAAAGAAACATACTGGCTTCCTTAAAATACTTCGCACATCACGTTTAAATAAAATTTATAATAAAATACCATTTGAATATTGGTATAATCCAAATACTTCAAAATTAACAACTGAAAATGGGTTAATATTATTTACAGGTGAAATGGATTCAGTCTATGATGATATAGGAAATATATATCGTTTTACCTTGCGTGGAGCAACAAAGTCAAATGATTTAATTCTAACTGGTAATTGGGCTTCATCAGGCAATGGTCTTAATGACCAAAGTATTCCTTTACTATTAATTTATAATAATCCAGAACAAGAACAAGAACCAGAGGTTCTATCTAGAGGTTTTTTTAAAAAAGCAGGGGGATGGTTTAAAAGCACAGCAGGTAAAATAGCTGCAGGTACAGCTGGTGCTGCTGCTGGTGCTGGTATTGCGTCTACTATTGGGACAGCTGGAGAGGAAGAAGCACTTCAAGCAATGGCTGCTGGATGGGCAGATGGGACATTAACTGTAGCCGGGGCTGAAGTATTTGAGGCCGATGCTGCTGCCATAGGTGTCGATTCCTTACCTGCATTTGGCGATTGTACTTTACCAGAGGTGCTTGAGGCATTAGGTTTTTTAGCTGCTTGAAGTATTAGGTTTAGCTTAAAAAATTATTTAAAAACATTATTTGCTTTAATATTAATGGTTAAATTTAACGAAGAGTATTGCGATGTATTTATGAGTCAGATGAAAGAATTTTTAACCGAATTAAGTCGTGTGTTTAATGATGTACAATTTGTAGCCGAGGGGAAAAAATATATCTATACTATGAATGAAAAATATTTAATGCGTAATTGGAAAAAATATATAGGTGATCCTTATGGAGATGAAATTGAACAAATGAATATAAATCTTTTAATTAAAAAAGTAAAAGAAAATACAACAAAAATAAGAGATGTTCAGACAAAAACCTTTATTGAATTAATTAATCATTTTGACGAATTAAGTAGAGATTCTAAAACGAATACAATGATGTATTTATCTAATATTACCAGAATATGTAATGCATATTTTGAAAAATAAATATTGAATTATTATTTTAATTTAAATAATAATTCAATATAACTTTATATATGAGCCAGCAAGAAGAGCAAACTGTTATTCCGGAAGAATTTCATAAAATTATGGAGGAATTTATAATAGCATTTCTAGAAGTAAATCCTGAGTATGAAGAAAACTTGAATGTACATGTTATGCAAGTTCAACAACAAACAGCACATCCCGAAAATATTCGATTTTTATACGAATACTGTCAATCTGTTTATCCAACAAGTATATTTCACATTATGGGTAAAAATGGAGATATATTCAATGATGCAGAAACAAATACATTTTTTCTTCCTGACATAGATTTTAAAGAAGTATGGAACAATTCAGAAATTACTGATTCTACAAGAGAAACCATTTGGAAATATTTACAACTTGTTCTTTTTACAATTGTTGGAAATGTATCAGATATGAATTCTTTTGGTGATACAGCCAAATTATTTGAAATGATTGATGAAGATGAATTAAAAGATAAATTGCAAGAAACATTTCAAAATATGGAACAAATGTTTTCTGAGTCTATGAAAGAAAATGAAGAATCTGGAGAGCAGGATCAAGAAAATGGTGAAAAACCAAATAGATCTTTTAATATGCCAGATGTAAATAATATTCATGATCATCTCAAAGGTTTAATGGATGGAAAATTAGGAAGATTAGCGGTCGAAATTGCAGAAGAAACAGCTGAAGAATTAAATTTAAATGATGAAGATCATGGTTCTGTGCAAGATGTTTTCACATCAATGATGAAAAATCCTGGGAAACTAATGGGAATTGCAAATAAAATCGGATCAAAATTAGAGACAAAGATGAAATCAGGGGAATTAAATGAAAGAGAGTTGATGAAAGAAGCATCAGAAATGTTTAATAAAATGAAGAATACACCTGGAATGGGTGATTTTGAAAAAATATTAAAATCAATGGGTGGAATGGGTAAAAAAGGAAAACTTAATATGAATGCTATGCAGGCACAAGTCGATAGAAATTTAAAAATGGCAAGCATGAGAGAGAGAGCAATGAAAAAAGCAGCAGAAAAAAAGGAAAAGATGAGGTTAGAAGAAGAACAAAGAAAACAAAGAGCAAGTATGCCCGATACAGTTGATGTTGAAAAATTAATCCTAGAATTAGAAGAGATGGATCAGAAAAAATTTTCAACCGGAGAAAAACCAGAAAAATCTGCCAGACCTAAAAAGAAAAAGAAAAAAGGTAAAAAATAAAATAAATAATCGCCATAATATATATTATAATGACAACAACAATTGTATGGTTTAAAGATCCCAAAATATTATTTGATAAAAAATACATAAGTGAATTATGGCCTAAAAAGGGTTTTACACCCGAACAAAAATTTAATGCAATTATGAGATTAATCTTATTATTAACAATTTTAGGGTTTTTATTAACCAATAATTATAAAATTATCGTTCTTGGAGTATTAGCAATACTAATTTTTTCAGCATTTTTTGTCTTACAACAAAATAAAAATCAAGATAATCCTTACAGTAAAATTAAAACCAAAGAAGGTTTCATGAGTGCAGCAGCATATGAAAAAAATAAAGATCAGTTTACAAATCCTACCCAGAATAATCCTGTAATGAATGTTTTACTTCCACAAATATCAGAAGACCCAAAACGAAAACCAGCAGCACCAGCTTATAATCCTGCGGTTGAAAAACAAATTAATCAATCTACAATAGACTTTGTAGACGAAACTTTAGGAGGTAATGATGTAGATAAAAAATTATTTGCATCTTTAGGCGATAGTTTTAATTTTGAAGTAGGTGCAATGAATCGTTTTTATGCGACACCTTCAACAACAATTCCAAATGATCAAGGAGGATTTGCTGAATTTTGTTATGGAAATATGACATCATGTAAAGAAGGTAATCCATTAACATGTACAAATAATCCACCAAGAATAGGAAGTGTTTATAATTAATAAGCTATTTAGAAAAAAATGTATTCTATTATATATATAAAATGTCTTGCAAATCTTCACCATTTGATAATTTAACTCGTATTGGAAATGATCCAGCAGATTTGAGTACACAATCTATTCAAAATATGGCTTCAGCCAATTATATGCTTAATAATTTTTTTGCACAAGACTGTAATATGGTTAGACCAATTGAATTTGCAACATCTCAACCTAATGTTTTTTTTAACGGAAGTAATCAAGTTGGTATTGGTGGTTGTAATATTGATACTAATTCCGATCTTTTAATTGGAACAATGAATACTCATCCAAAATGTAAAATTAGTTTACTTGAACGTCCTTTTAAAACTGTACCATTTTTAGGTCGTGGCAAATCTAATCCTGTATTAGAATCAAATATTCAGCAAGGTGATTTACAAAGTAATAAAAAAAGTACTAATCCAACTACAGAGCGATCATTTATTCCTTATAGTAATTATCCTTTATTACCTCAAATTGAAACTTCTATTAACAACCCAGCTAATCTTGTAGAAGGTGTTGCCGTTGATGGATGGATAAGAGGTGGTATTCCTTCTAGAGAATTACAAAAAGACTCTGATTATATTAATAACCATACAAAAGGTCAATACTAAGAAATTAAAATAAAAATGATTTATACTAATAGACTTTATATTAGTATAAATTTAAAATAATATATTATGAATAAAATAATATATGTTAATAATTACGAAAATAAAATTATAAAAATTATTAAAGAAAAGGTTGGTTTATTTCCTTTTGTAATAGCCTATAATAAAGAAGGTAAGTATTGTAAACTAGCTACAAAATTAAAAAAAATTAAAATGGCAAGATCTTTGTACTTACTAATTAATCGAAATATCAATGTGTTTAAAAATTTTAGATGGAAAACATACTCTATTGTTTTAAATAAAAAGGCGCGAGAATTTTCCAGTGAAATTAATAATATAATTTTAAATGAGGAAATAGACAATAATACAATACGATATCTATCTGTGTGTAAAAAAACATTTCATAAACCAGGAGAAGAATTAATAAATTATTATCTTACGGTGTTGCTTTTATTAAATAGAAAATTTTGCCTAGATATTAATAGATATATAATGAAATTTCTATAAAAAGCTTAAATATTTTTTACTATTAACTAATATAATATGAATATAGTATTAGGAATTGTCTTTTTTTTACATCTTTGTAGTGTTGAATCATTTTTAAATACAAAACCAAAAAATTCTGTTATTCGGAATTTTAAAATGAACTTACCCAGCGTTGATTTTTCCAAAAATGTACAAGATATACATTTTGATTCAACAAATATTATAAATCAATATGTAGGTCAGCCTATTGGAGAGGTTTGGAGTTATGAAACATTGATGGATAATGTTAAAATAGATAATGTAGATAGTGTTTCTATATTAACTGATAAACAAGGTTTAATTGTAATTGATAAAGCTCATGAGATTGGAGATTATGCAAATAGAAATCTTCATTTTGTAAAATTTTTACCAACCTCTTTTGATAATTTATTGGATTATTTATCAACAAATCATATTCATGTAGATTTATATCAATTAGGAAATCAAATATCGAGCGGACCGCAAAATATATTTTTTGATTTTTTAAAACAGGGAGCAAGTTTTGCTGGAATGTATTTTTTATTTGTTATAATTATTAATGTAATCAGAGGAGTTTTAACTGGGCAATCAGGAATGGGAGTTAATCCTATGGATTTAAATAATCAGTATAACAAATTAACATCTAGTGGCCAAATTTTCGGAGATAAAGATGACAAAAATAGTCTAGAAGTACTAACCAAATTTTCAGATGTTGCTGGTTGCGAAGAAGCAAAATTTGAATTACAAGAAGTCGTCGATTTTTTAAAAAATCCTGCTAGGTACGAAGAAGCCGGAGCAAAGATTCCAACTGGTGTTTTATTAGAAGGTAATCCGGGTACAGGAAAAACCTTATTAGCCAGAGCGGTCGCAGGGGAAGCAGGAGTTCCTTTTATTAGCGCAAGTGGATCAGAATTTATTGAAATGTACGTCGGTGTTGGAGCAAGTAGAGTAAGAACTCTTTTTGAAAAGGCCAAAAAAAATTCACCATGTGTTGTATTTATTGATGAAATTGATGCAGTAGGAAGACAAAGAGGTGCTGGTATTGCAGGGGGAAATGATGAAAGAGAACAAACTTTAAATCAGATTTTAACAAATATGGATGGGTTCGAACCAAATGATGGTATTATTGTATTGGCTGCTACAAATCGCGTAGACATTTTAGATAAAGCTTTAGTCAGACCAGGTCGTTTTGATAGAAAGGTGAATGTTGGTTTACCAGATTATGACGGACGTCTGAAAATCTCCAAAATTCATTTTAAAAATAAAAATTTACAGAATAGTACTAATCTCGAAGATATAGCTGCATTAACAAGTGGATTTTCTGGTGCTGAATTAGCTAATTTAGCCAATGAAGCTGCTATTTTCAGCGTTAGAAAAAATGAAACAACAATAACAAAAGATACTCTTTTTGATGCTTTTGAAAAAGTAGCCATTGGTATTAAATCTTTTTCACAAGAGAGTGATAAAGAAATAATTGAGCTAGTTTCTTATCATGAAATTGGCCATGCTCTAATGGTTGCATTATTCCAGGATATGTTTAATCTGCGTAAAATTACTATTAATGCAAATAAGAATGGAGCAGGAGGTTATACTCTTTTTACTCCTAGAGGAAAATACGAAAAATATCCAACTAAAAAATTTATGTTGGCGAATCTTATTGTTGCATTAGGAGGAAGAGCAGCAGAAATTTACCTAGGTGAAAAAAAACACAATATCAATCCTTTTGATAATAAAGTGTTTAAAAATTTTGATAATCTTGATATTACAACAGGAGCAAGTAATGATTTAAAACAAGCTTATAATTTGGCCAAAGAATACATTACTTCATATGGTTTTGGTGAAGAGTTTAATATTCAACATGCGCAAGAAAATGAATTGCCATTTTTGGGGCGGGATCTTTATGGAACAAATAATCAGGCAGGTAAAGACACAAATGTAGAAGAACATATTAATAATTTATTGAAGTTTGCTTGTACCAAAGCTTATGAATTAATAATAACTAACGAAGCAGTATTTATTTGTAGTATAGAAAGGTTAAAAAGTCGAAGAACAATTGATGGTGCGGAGATTTATAAATTACTGGAGAAACATCGAAAAAAACAAAAATAAAAATGTTTATATTTCAAACTGTTGATATTTCGATCTTAATCGTCAATGGACGAAGAAAATATACTTAAATAAAGATTATTATAATTATTTATACACATTATAATAATGGAACCCCTATATGATTATTCATTTCTTTGCACCTATAAATTAATTCCTGATATTGACGACGAAGAGCGAAATTTAATGTATCAGATTCAAATCTTGGATGCTTTAAAATTGCGCGAATCTCCATTTAATATTGACATTGATGAAGATATACTTGATAAAAAAATAAATAAACTTTATGATAACCTAAAAGATAATATTGATGTATTAAAATTTTTAAAACAATCTAGGTATTATGAAGGCTACCGTGAAGATTTACTATATGTTTTTAAAACTTTATTTTCTTATGATTATTTTGATAGTTTTCATAGATGTTTAGTAGAAGTATTTAACAAAAAACAAGATTAAAATGTTATTATATATTAATATAATGGCCTCAACAAGAAATAAAAATTGCATAAATAATTTCAATCTTGAACAAAGAAATATGGATAATAGCCGTATGTATAATTTTTACGCTCATTCTCAAACTGGTAGTGCTTATAAAAATGCAATGCCTGATATGGGAATAACTCCAAGCAATATGCCAAGAGAGGCATTTTCTAAAAATTCAGTGGATATTGAATCAGCTTTACATGGAATTGGTTCTACTAATCTTGTTAATCCTCAAACTCCAGTAAGACCAGAATTAACCAAAATGCCGAATGTTGCCTTCTTTGATCGCATGCCTTGCATTTTACCAAAACCTTTAGACATAGCAAAAAACCAACGTCCACATCCAATTTAAAAAATTTAATCTATATTATTTTTATAAATAAATAATATAAATGTCAGGAAATGGTGAAATATGTAAAGATACCTATTATAATTATGGAAGTTATTTAAGAAGTCGAGGGTGTGATAAAAAGGTTTGTGATTTGGCACAATACATTGAATCTGGTGATCTTAATATTGGTCCAATTGATCCAGGAAGTTGTAATGAAGCTACACGCATTAATAGTTCAGTTGAGATTATAGCATGTAATGATAATATTGGAAACAACCCTGCTTTAGTTGTTTCTGGTGGAGATGTAAATACACCTGCATTACGAGTTAATAATGATGCGAGAATATTAGGAGTAATAAATCAAAGTTCAACAAATGGAGGAATTAATAAATTTTCAGCCTCAGAACATAGATTTTCTTCACCCGATAGTGGTAATACTAATGTCCATATAAGAGGTGATCTAACAGTAACAGGCGAAGTTCAAAACGTAAGTTCTAAAGCAGTAGAAATTGATGAATCTTTACGCATTGATACTAACCCCAATTATAAATATACCTCATTTCAAATATTTAGATCAAGCAATACAAGTGGAAATGTAATGCAATTATGGAATGGAAATGAAAGTACTACCAATCCACTTGATTGGAAAAAAGATTTAGCTATAAGTGTAGATGGGAGCGAAGGTAATTTTAATGGTTCTACTGATCAACAAGGTCATTTAAGAATATTAAAGGGCGCAAGTGTTTGTAATCCTCCAAAAAACTCAATAGATATTTCATTAAATACAGATATAAGTAGTGAAAATATAGCATTAGATGTTTATGGACATCTTTATGTAAATCCAGGAAACAATGGAGCAGATGCTTTATTAGATGTAGATGGCAAAATACAAACCAATTCATTAAAAATAGAAGAAAATGGTAGTGCGAATACATTTTACATTGAAAAATTAACTGCAGGTACCATTGATTGTTCAGACATAAAACTAACAGATTTAGATATAGATTATTTAACTGTTAATAAAAAAGCAACAATGGCCGATTTAGATGCAACTAATATTACTACACAAACTCTTGATATAAAAGGAACATTCACAACTGAAAATTTAAGTGCCGGTTCCATTGATTGTTCCGACATTAGTGTTGGTGATTTAAGTGCCAATAATATTAACTTTAAAGAAAATCTGATCGGTAATGATATTAGTGCAAATAGTTTAAATGTAATCGATATTAGTGGAAGTAATTTAACTATAGAAAAGATTACAGCTTCAAAACAAATTGAATGTGCCGATATTTCTTCAAATCAAATTTTAAGTAATGATTGTTCATTAAATGCTATAATTAGTGATCATATAGATACAGTTAAACTAGATGCTGATGCAATTACTATTTCTCCGTCTGTAGGTACCGGTGCTATTATTACTCTAAATACAGAGGGTATTACATGCGATAAACAAATTTATGGAAATAGTTTAAAAATTGGTGGTAGTTCAACAACACCTAATTGTGAGATTACAAATGATGGAAATATTTTAGGAAATTCCATAAATATAGCAGAAACCATAAAATCAAATAAATTAGATACATCAAGTTTAGTTGTAGGAAAGAATATTACTATAAATGGGTCTGATAATTCTATAATTGGTTGTTCTAGTATAACTACTAAAGACCTAACTGTTAATAATGGTCAAATTAACATTGGAGATAATACTATTGGACAAGATTCTATAGAAGCAAATTCCCTAACAGCACAAGAAATTACTGTTAAACAAGATTTAACTGTTAAACAAGATTTAACTGTTAATGGAAATTTAAATAGTAAAGATATTAGTGCAAATAGTTTAATTGTACAACAAGATATTAGTGCAAATCGTTTACATGTACAAGATATTAGTGCAAATAGTTTAGATGTAAAAGATATTAGTGCAAATAGTTTACATGTACAAGATATTAGTGCAAATAGTATTAAAATTGTAAATCCAAATTCTACTTTAGCTCCTGCATTAAATAATTTTTCACAATACAGATCATTATTAAATTTAAGTAGAGCTAATACCACAGCAGGACAATTATATTTAGATTCAAATCAAAAATATTTTTCTAATTATCCTAGCAAGACATTTACGACTGGACAAGGAAAAGATTTAATTACTCTTGGCGATGCATTTAAAAATTGTATTATGGAATTTACAATTACTTGCGTTATAACAATACCACAATATAATGAAGGAGTAAATTGCCATTTTGAACAAAATGGAAAAGCATTCGATATTGGAAGTTCTTTTTCATCATTCAATGGTAAGGAACATAGTATTACACTTGGACCTATGTCTTATTATACAACCAATGAAAATGGTTTTAATACTAACAACAATTTTGTTAATACTTCAAAACCAATTAATATTTATATTACATCTATTGAAGCAAATTCAGAGGATGATGATAATGATAACGTTGAGACAAGACAAATGAGAACTTGTGATAATCAAAGCCGCAATGCTCAAGTAAGAGAATTATTTGGAGGTGCTAATGCCAGTGGCAATGTTAACGGTCCAACCTCAAACGGTATTACAATACAAAATATCGTATTAAACTTAACCACAACATATTTAAATTAAATTATATATAATAAAATATTTACTATATATAATTAAGATGGCTTTCACAAGATTTCACGATGACCCATGCAGAATTAAAAAACAACTTCAAGAATCTACAGGCCCCGGCTTATTTATGATTGACGTTCCTGGAAATGGTTTAAACCCTTGCTTTATGGAAGATCCATTTGTAAGAATGCAAAAATGGGGAGCAAATTTACAAACAAATGTAATTAATTTAGAAAGTGATTTAAGAGGTATGACTCGAGGTTTAAACAGAGACGAACTTTCAAGAAATAACTATGCCGATAATACAGCCAAAAGTGAACAAAAACAATTTCCTTCATGCAATCCTTTTACTGAACAAAGTAGAGCTACGCACCCAGCGTGGCATTTTAGAGATTTAGAACAAAATAATTTTCAATATCTTCCTTTAAATCCTCAAGAAAATGTTTGCATCCCTTTTCAAAATAATCTCAGCACTCGAATTTTAGAGAAAGATCATTTTTTGGCTGAAGTGCCATGTATCCCTACTCAAAATGGTCCACCTATTTCATCACAACCTTATGCTGCTACTTCCAAAACCCATGTAGATTCTTTGTGTACAGATAAAAATACATGTGGAAAAGTTAATAAAAAATAAGTCTATAACGTTTATGTTTTTTAAAATATTTATAAACGTTATATATATGGAGTTATTAGCACCAATATTAGGATTAGGAGGATTATTTATTTATTCAAATAGAAAAAAAAATAGTGAAAATGACGAAGAAATAATAGATGATAATATTAAAGAAGGAATGGCAAATAATAGTAATGATTTAGTTAATAATATACCCGATAATTTTCCAATATTACAACCTGTGAAACAGGAAAATGTTAACAAGTTTTCACAACCAAATGCAACTACCGATCAATTTTTTAGGCCATCTGTTTTTTATAATTTTCGCAATGGCCCAGATCAATTTGGGGGTGTAAGCAAAGAACAAGAGTTTCGATCTTTAACGGGAGATGATATTAAAAAGGCTGATTTTAAACACAATAATATGACTCCCTATTTTGGAGCCAGAATCAGAGGTAGAACTAATGATGCAAATTTAGGCGAAGCTATTTTAGACAATATGGTTGGAAGCGGATCACAACAATTTACAAAAACTGAACGTGCTCCTTTATTTAAACCTCAAGCCGAAATGCAATTTGCACATGGAACCCCTAACTTTTCTGAGTTTTATGAATCTCGTGTTAATCCTTCTCAACGTATGGCGAATGTAAAAACTTTCCAAAGTGAACAAGTGGGACCAGGTTTAAATCAGGGTTATACAAATAAAGGTAGTGGAGGTTTTAATTCAGGTATGGAATCTAGAGATGCATGGGTTGGACCTAATGTAGATGAACTTCGTGTTAAAACCAATCCAAAGATTACCTATGGTTTAGCAAATCATGAGGGACCTGCTAATAATTGGATTAAAAATGCACCCTCAACCCAAACTCAAGGTAAGGTTGAAAAATATAATCCTGATACTTACTTTATTAATACACCTGATCGTTGGTTAACAACTACTGGATTGGAAAAAGCACAAACTGTACGATCAGAAACTATTCAAAAAGATGTAAATAGAATTTCAACAACGGAAGAATACTATGGTGCAAGTACTAATCTAGATGGAAATGCTCATTACATTAATGGTGAAGTTGAAGCTTCAAAACGCCAACAATTAGATTGTGAACCTATGGGAGCCGTTAATATGACTACTCAAAACCAACCATCCACAGGTGATTACGGCAGAGATGGTTATAATGTTGTACCAAATAATCGTTGCCATACTAATTCTGAAAGAATGGGCGGCATTGGCGGTATATTAAAATCTACTTTTGCCCCCGTTTTAGATGTATTAAGACCTACGAGAAAAGAAAATGTTGTTGGTAATTACAGAATTTATGGTGATGCTAGTTCAAGTGTCCCAAGACCAACTGTCTTTAATCCCGCTGATCGTGCACCAACTACTATTAGAGAGACAACAGAAGGTGGTTTTGATGAAAAACATCTTAATGTTCAAGGACAAAATGATGGAGCATATATAGTATCAAAACAAACTCCTATTACAAATGAACGTGATACAACCTGTGTTGGTTATAATGGAAATGGTGGATTTAATAAAGGACCAACTACATATAATGCGGCATATAATCAAAGAAATAACGTAAATAAAACCCATGCAAATAGACCTAATCAAGGAGGTACATCTCTATTAAATAATGAAGTTAATGTTAAAATTCACCGAAATGAAAACGATCGCAAAAATAATAGATGGGGGGTTCCAAACGGAGGTGTTGGACACGCAATTCCTTCTGTTGAAACTCATGGTAAAATGAATATGCCTCAATATTATGATAATTGTATGAGTTGCGAAAGAATTAATCCAGATATTTTAACTGCGTTCAAAGAAAATCCTTATACCCAAAGCTTAAACAGTTTTTAATTTAAATTAGTTAAAGTTAAATAATTACATTATTTAATGAATGTAATTATTCACAGTGAGATTAAAGATAAATTAAATACATTTTTAAAACATGGTAAAGTTCCCAATATTATTTTTCATGGTCCACATGCTTCAGGAAAAAAACATGTATTATATACATTTATCGATGATATATACAATAATGATCAGTCTTTGATTCAGGATCATGTAATTGATGTAAATTGTGCTCAAGGAAAAGGAATTAAATTTGTAAGAGAAGAACTAAAATTTTTTGCACGAATAAATATTGACCGTAAAGATAATAGTTTCTTTAAAACAATCATCTTACAAAATGCTGATAATTTAACTATTGATGCACAATCCGCATTAAGGAGATGTATAGAATTATTTAGTCATTCAACAAGATTTTTTATTATTGTTCAAAATAAATATAGATTATTAAAACCAATTTTATCAAGATTTTGTGAAATATATGTACCACTTCCCATAATAGAAGGTAAAAAAATATCTATTTATGAATGGTTTTTAAATGAAAGATACAATGTGCAAAAAGAACAGACAAAACATTTGCAAAAATTAAAAAAACTTATTTATGATAATTTTCCCAAAAAAAGTTTGTTTTGGATAACAAATAATTTATATGAAAAAGGGTTTTCTGGATTAGATATTATAGATTTATTTGAAAATATATCAGAATCAGAATTAAAAATTTCTACATCAAAAAAATATGAACTATTACTTTATTTTCAACATATTAAAAAAGAATTTAGGAGTGAAAAATTATTAATGGTAAAATTATTAAATTATATCTTAATACGTTCTAGTGCACCTTTAGAAAATATAACTATTATGTAAATGGATGACTACTCTTTAGCCAGTCTACAAGAATCACGCAATGAATGGTGTTCAAGATTAGTACATATTTTAACACCATTAACTATTCAAGGAATTAAATCAATTTACAAAGAAGCAACTCAATTATGCATAGAAAATAATGAGGAAGATAAATATTTAATGACTTTTCAGAACTTTCTCTCTAGAGTTCCAAAATGGAATGAAACAATGATTGAGGAAGAAACAAAAAGGATCTTAGATCGCAGCAAATGTGGATATTTGGAGGATCTAATTACTTGTGTGCATATTATTCAATTAAAAAGTTTAACCTGCATGAGAGTTGGTAATACTCATAAAAAAGTAGATATAAAAATTCCTGTTTTAAAAGATTTTATCCATAAAGTCTATATTAATCTTGCCAGAAAGGTATATACAAATGTTTATCTTTTTGAACAAGATTTATTGCCTCTTCAAATACAAAAAAATAATAGAGAGATGGAAATTTTAACAAAAGAATGTATAATATCAACAATTAGAGAAAATATTCCAGTAGAAGAAATATTAAAAGTATATCTTGACGAAAGTATTGAAGAAGATGTTCAGGTAGAAGAAAAAGAGGAAATTATCTCAGATGAACCTATTGAACTAGAAATTAAAGATGATGAACCATTAGGAAATGTGCAATTTTCAGATATAGACAAAGCAGTAGATATAGAAAATAAAGAAAGTGAAATTGTAGCTCCAAAAACTATAGAGAGATTGGAAGAAATTGCAGCCATAAATAAAGAAAAAGAAGCTGCCGCAGAAGAAGAAACCGAGAAAATTAAAATTGGAAATGAAATAGATTTAACAGATTTAGATGTACATTCCGTCGTACCAAAACCTCAAGAATTAAAAAAGGAAGAAGTTTGGGATGAAATAGAAATTTTACCTTTAGAATAAATACGTTATTTAATAATAAATAAAATTTTAATTATTATTAAAGATGGAAGATCTATATCTAATTGCAGCTTTAGTTAGCATCTGTTTTTTTGTTATAAAAATTGTGGAAGAGAGATTAAGAAAAAATGAAGACGAAAATGTAAAACCTATGAAAAATATTATTAAAGATTCTGCATTTGTATTTATCTGTACAATTTTTGGAGGTTTTATTTATGATCAATTTTTCCCTGCTGGAAAAGCAAATGGAGGAGCATCAGCTTTTGTAGATAACCCTACTTTTTAATTTAAACATATAACTAAAATTATTATATGTTTAAAACCTTAAATAATGACGTATTTCGTCATATCAATTCATACTTATTAATAAACCGATGTGAATATTGTAAAAAAGAAATATACACAATTAAATATAATTTTCCAACAACATGTAGTAATAAATGTACACTTTTATTTTGGTTATTTAATTTTGAAAATTTAATAAATTTACTGATCGTGTCTTTTTTTATTTTACCAATGTTTATTTAAACTAGTACAGGCATTTTATCAATATGAATAATAGTAGATTTTTTATTTATTTTTTTTCGCCCTACAATAAACGATTCAAATTCTTTTCTCTGTAAATGCATTTTTGGAACATGATTATGTACAGTTCGTGCAATCATTTTATATAATTTAAAATCTGGATATCTCTCTTCACCATTTTTTTTATACAAAACATTTCTTGCTTTATCATCAAGAATCCAATCATGTATTATACGAAAAGCAGCACTTGTATTTAATAATTCATCTATTTCATCAAGATCATCTACAAAAAAATCAAATATACTGCAAGCCAATCGACAAAGATCAAAACTCATATTTGGTTCTAATCTAGGTTTTTTAGAATTTAAATATGGTTCACAATTATATTGTGTTGCAGCTTCTCCGTTAGGCCTAAAACTATCACTGCAGAATATATTATTATTATATTTATAAATGGAACGACCAAAATCGATTATTTTAAAAATCTTTCCATAAGTTGGCACTTTATAATGTTTCCCTTCTACACAATAATATAAAAATTTTTTATCTGTCTCTACAAACATTATATTATTTGTATGTAAATCATTGTGCGTCATATTAAAACATTTTTGATAGGTGTATAAAATTACTACTACTTGAAAAAGAGCTGAAACCCATTCTTTTTCTGACAGGTCCCCTTCTGTCATTAAATAATCCAAGGTTTCAGTACACTTTTCTAAGCAAATCATTTGCACAGGAAATTTTCTAATTTTTAACAATATTTTTTCATCATCATCATATTCTTCATCACTATCTTCTTCCTCTGTCTCATATTCACCACATGATTCTTCAAGATTGCTATGGTTAGTGTGAGATGAATTAGAAGATACTGATGAACTATACCCATCATCTTCTTCTTTTTCTTTATTAATCAATGGATTTTCTTCCATTTTAGATATATCATCGAAAGTAATTATTTCATTTTCTGAATTATTATCATTTACAATTCTCTTTTTATCTGAAAAATTATCTAATACATCACTTTCAAAAGAAGATATACTAATATCAGAATTATCATTTCCTATTTGAATTTTATTTTTATATTTTCGACTTGAATCATCAAAAAAATTTGAATCAAAATTTTCTGGTGTATCAAAAAGAACATTATTATTTCTATAAAAATAACTATTGCAATGAATAGCATCCATATCATCAATTATATCATAATTGAAATTTTTCTTATATCCAATAAATGCACCATAAAAATCTATTCCGTGAAAAAAATTAAATTTATGAAGTAAATTGGATGTTAAATAAGACATAAATGAATCAATATAGGCTGAATTATTGGCATCTAACATTTGTGAATCTTCAGAAATATTATTACTATTATTAAAAGAAGGTAAATTAGTAAAATCGTTATTGTTGTATTTTCCAACAATATATTTTAATGGGTCTAATAATGGACTATATTTTATAAAGACCTGTTTTTTATTTACAACTTCTTTATCTTCATTGTAAATGGTAGTATCCATTATATGATCATTTTGAATATTGTTTATCTTTTTTATATAGTAAGGTGAATTTAAATTAATTGATGAAGCATTGTTTTCATTTAGTGAAAAAAATCGATTGTATATTGGTAAATAATTTTGTAAGCTAGTTATTCCTATGGAACTTTGTTCTAAAGTTTCAAATAATTCTTTGTTTTTGGATTTTCTATAAAACAATGAAAAAGTCATTAATAATTAAGTATGTATTTATTTTAACAGTTAAACTTAAATAAATTATTTGTGCGTTTTTATATTTAAAATTATATCCAAAAAATAAATATAAGAATGACATTAGATTTAAAGAAATTTGATATGAGAAATATTAGTTTTAATCCTGATGAAAATAAAGGTCCAGTTATTGTTTTAATCGGAAGACGTGATACAGGAAAGAGTTTTTTAGTAAGAGATTTATTATTTTATCATCAAGATATTCCTATAGGAACAGTTATATCAGGAACAGAAGCTGGAAATGGCTTTTTTAGTGAACATGTTCCCAAATTATTTATTCATGATGAATATAATACAGCTATTATTGAAAATATTTTAAAAAGACAGCGGAGTGTATTAAAAGAGATTAAAAAACAAAAAGAAGCCTATAAGAAATCAAATATTGATCCTAGAGCTTTTGTTATTCTTGATGATTGTTTATACGATAATAAATGGACAAAAGACAAAATGATGAGACTTCTTTTTATGAATGGAAGACATTGGAAAATTATGCTTGTTATAACCATGCAATATCCTTTAGGTATCCCACCTAATTTGAGAACGAATATTGATTATGTATTTATATTAAGAGAGCCTTATATTGCAAATAGAAAACGTATTTATGAAAATTATGCAGGTATGTTTCCTACTTTTGAATCATTTTGTCAAGTAATGGATCAATGTACAGAAAATTTTGAATGTTTAGTTATTAATAATAATAGTAAATCTAATAAATTACAAGATCAAATATTTTGGTACAAAGCTCAAACACATAAAAATTTTAAATTAGGATCAAAAGAATTTTGGGATATTTCCAAAGATCTAGATTCTGATGATGATGACCAACCTTATGATCCAGCGAGTTCTAAAAAAAAAAGTGCTGGGCCTAAAATTAATGTCAGAAAATCAGCCTGGTAAAGAATGATTACATCAATTAATTATCTAATCATTCAAATTACATATGACAAAATTCATATATTTTATTTTTTATTCGCAAATAATCAATATCATGATTAATTAATTCTAATGTCTTGTATATTTTATTGTTTTTGGATAATCTATATTTAAGGTTATCGTTTTTTAGATCAATTAATGAAAAATAATTAAAACTAGGTTTACTATTAATATTATTTTGAAATGTTTCAAAAAATTCATTTTCTCCATCATGAATAATTAATTCTGTTGAAATTTTATCTTTAAAATTATCAGATGCACCATATAATTCATTATTTAAATATCTACTTTCTATATTACATGTTAAAAGATAGTGATAATCTTTATCTATTTTACCATCATATGTAAACTCTTTTTGTAATCTTGACACCCCATAAAATTCTTTAAAAGAGGTATTAGTTAATAGTAATGGATATATTAACATCTGATTAGGTAAAAGCAGCATTACAAATAACATGCTTATTATTTTAAGTTAATTCAAAACATAAAATATATAGTAAAATTATTTATTATATATTTAATCAACAGATATATCATCAGGTGAATCAACAGGATTGGATTTTTCAACTGCTACATTATCTGTTTCGAAAATAGCTTTTTGAATATCATCACTAGTTAAGTTTTTATTTTCACCACTTGGAATTCCAAATACGTTTTCATCTTCTTCAATATTATTAATACTTACCAAATTTCCTTGTTCATTCAATGTCTGTGTTAACTTATTACCAGAAACCTTTGCCTTTTCAATATTATCTTTAATCGCCTTTTCTTTGGTCTCTTTAACGCGTTTGTCAAACTCATTTTTAGCCTCTGATTCATTCTTTTTCTTTTCACTCATTAATTGATTTAATGTCTCTTCCATATATTCTACACGACCAGTCTTGTAAGCTTCAGGATGAAAAGGAACCCACAATCCTACAGGACCAACATAAACATCATGATTTGGATCAGCTTGACGTAAAAACTTACATCTTAATTCGGCCTCTTCTTGTGTAGGATAAACGCCGCGTACTTTAATTCCTCTTACACTAGTTTGAAATTCGTGTTCTTTATCAAATTGTTCATTTAATTCGTCTTCTTTTTGATCAAGGAAATTTTTATATTCATCAAGACAAGTCGTATTAATTAACTTATCTTTCTCGTCTTCACAAAATTCCTTGAAATCTGTAATAATTCCCTCAAAATCAAGACTATACTTGAAACTTAGGAAATTTAAGAATTGATGATATTTTTCCATTGATTTACTGAATTCAAAATTTTCTACAAATTTCTCAAAAAGATACAATTCACGTTGTTTAACAATGTGTTCTGGTGAAATAAAAGATAAACATGCAAATTTTTGACCAGCTATAGCTTTATCTTCATCCAAAACATCAACATAATTACTATCTGTTTTCATTGTAATACCTTTAGGTGCTTCTTCCATTATAGATGAATTGTTTAATTTATTTTAAGTAATTTTAATTTAATTTAATAAAGTTTTTTTTCAAATTATATATTATAATGGACGGTTTAAATTTAGATTTTAATGAAGTTATTCGTCGTTGTATGAAATACATTATTGAAGGTATCATGGTTGCATTAGCCGCATTTGCTATCCCTAGCAAAAAATTAGTCATGTCTGAGATTTTAATGATTGCATTAATGGCAGCAGCAATCTTTTGTATTTTAGATACTTATGTACCTTCTTTAGCAATGGGTGCTAGATCTGGAGCTGGTTTTGGTATTGGAGCCAATCTTGTAGAATTCCCTAGAGCATTTTAATTTTAAATAATCAAAATAATAAAATATTATTTTAATTATTTCAATGCTTTCTTAACAATTAACCATGTTATAACTAATTGAATAATAGAAGTAACAATACCAAGAGTTATATATGAATTTTTAACAATAATAAGACGTTTTAATTCATTTTTATTACACTTTGGGTCTAGTTTACATATTTTTATTACGTGATTCATCCTTCCTATATATGGTCCTAATGAATACATCATATATAAAGCCGAAACTATAACTAAAGCTGCTGCTATACTTGATGCCATTAAAGGTGTTGCTTTTATTGATTTTACTTGAGACATATGATAAAATAATAATGAAGTCGTTAATAAAACATAAGACAGACTTAACCATCCAGCAAAAATTGATTCAGGAGCATAAACTTTATTAGAATAAATTATGCTGTTTCTCATCGTAGCTATATCATCGTTCATGTATACTATAATAAATTATTTTAATTAAAATTGATTTTATTTTATTGTAAAATTAATCAATAAAATAAAAAATGAGCCAAAATACTGCTAGCGGTGGAGATCCTTGTTTATGGATTTGTTTTCCATGTATCTTTACCTGGACTTTATGTGAAAAAAGTATACAATGTTGTTGTATGGCATGTTGTTGCATTACTCCGGAAGAGGTTAAACCAGAACTAAACAAATAAATTAAATTGTTGGGATAAATTCCCAATCCAATTCTGCACAAATTTTTTTCCATATTTCATCTTGCTCAATTCTCTTATCTCTGTCTTTCAACATTGGGAAATAAGGCAAAAATTGCTTTTGATCTAAAAGTTCACATAATTTATAAACAGTATAATAATAATTTAAAAAATTCACTCTATCATCTGGACAATATTTAGCATAGGGAGCTTGAATATCCATAAATAAATTACACAGCGTCTCTTCAAGTTGCGGCGTCATTACTGGAGGTTTTATACCTAGTTTATCTTTTATAAATGGGATGTGTTCATAAAATTTATTATAACCCAATTTTTTTAATATTTCTTTTGCCTTTTTATTTGTTAATTGTTCGATTGAAATGCGTTCTTTTCTTATTTGATTCTTAATATCTTCAAATACCTTTTCTGGTATTTGAGTAGTTTCTTTTGCTTGAAATTGCGCCAAAATTTCACGAAAATGATTTATTCTTTTATATGCATAAAAGCAAGCTTCTTTTGGAGGCTCTTTATAGGAAGGTTTTTCATTTTCAATTAAAAATGGTTGATTTGCAAAACAATTATTACAGATTAATATCCCATCACTTTCAACAGGAATTAATTCTCCTTTCTGGCACTTCTCGCAAATTTCAGTATTACATGTATAATTATTTATATCAATAAAACTTTCATTAATATTCATCAAATATTTTTGCACTGTTGATTTTGTTTTTTGATCATTTATTTTATCTTCATGAAATTTTACTTTAAAAAAATCATTTAATATGCTTGTATTTTCTGAATTTCCCCCCTTTGATATCTCTTTTTTTGTTTCAAAATATTCAAAAATATGCTGATTATTATTTAAATAATAATCTTTCATATTTTTTTTACAAGATCTAATGTCATTGTTAATTTTAGATATTGTTTCATTTAACTCATTAATTTTAACAACGTTTGTTTCCTCTTTTAATAATTGTTGATAAAAACGTTTTTTAGCCCTCAAATTGGGTAAAACATCATTTTTGTTATGGGAAAACTCTGATTCTATCTCTTTATGTTTGCTATCCAATGTCGTTATTTTTTTCTCATCTAAAACAATTTTTTTCGTTGTTTTATGTTTAAATGATGGCATACGTAATTATTTATTAATATATTCAATAGTTTAAATAGTATAAAATTAATTATATTATTTGTGTTCAAGATCGCAAATTATTTTTCCATGAAATGTATAATGGAAATCTTTATTGAAAAAAAATCTAATAACGAATTAAGCGAAAATGATGGAAAGATTTTTAATTTTTTAACAACCTATTTAGAAAAAAATTATAAAATCAAAAAAATAAAAGATAATTACATTTTTAAATCAAAAAATAACAAAATGATTATAAATGAAAAAAATATTTTAAACATTGTTAAGAGTAAAAATTATCATACAAAAAATAATGCTGTTATGCATTTCGTATTAAAATCATTAAATAATAAATGGTCTATTGAAAAAAAACAACATAATTATGTTTTTACAAAAAAACATCTAAACAAAACTGAGTATCTTTCTTCTGATTATATACTTAGATTCATGGAAACCAATTTTTCATAAAATTTTATTATTAAAAAATAATAATAATAAAATGTCTAAATTGAAAAAAATATTTTCTTTAGCAATATTATAATACTATGGGAGGTGGTCTAATGCAACTTGTCGCTTATGGTGCCCAAGATGTTTATCTTACTGGTAACCCACAAATTACTTTCTGGAAAGTCTCTTACAGACGTTATACTAATTTCGCAATGGAATCTATTGAACAAACTTTCAATGGCCAAGCCGATTTCGGCCGTCGTGTAACCTGTACTATCAGCCGTAATGGTGATCTTGCTTACACAACTTACTTACAAGTAACTCTTCCTGAAATCAACCAAGGAATGAAAAACACCCAAGGAAACGCTACCGATGGTGTATACGCTCGTTGGTTAGATTTCCCAGGTGAACAACTTATTGCTCAAGTCGAAGTCGAAATTGGTGGTCAAAGAATTGATCGTCAATACGGTGATTGGATGCACATCTGGAATCAATTAACTATCCCTTCTGAACAACAACGTGGATACTTCCAAATGGTTGGTAATACCACTCAATTAACTTTCATTACCGATCCTTCATTCAATGCTGTTGATGGACCTTGTGAAAACGGAGCTCCTCGTCAAGTATGTGCTCCTCGCAATGCTCTTCCTGAAACTACCTTATACGTACCTTTCCAATTCTGGTACTGCCGCAACCCTGGTCTTGCACTTCCTCTTATTGCCCTTCAATACCACGAAGTCAAGATCAACCTTGATATTCGTCCTATTGATGAATGCTTATGGGCTGTTGGTTCATTGAACTGCGACAATGGTTCCGCCAAGGTTGTAACTGCATACAACCAATCTCTTGTTGCTGCCTCATTATATGTTGACTACGTCTTCCTTGATACTGATGAACGTCGTAGAATGGCACAAAACCCTCACGAATACTTAATTGAACAACTTCAATTCACTGGTGATGAATCTGTAGGTTCATCATCCAACAAGATTAAATTGAATTTCAATCACCCTGTTAAGGAACTTGTTTGGGTTGTACAACCTGATCAAAACGTTGACTACTGTGCTTCCCTTGAATGCATGCAACCTCTTAACCGTGTACTTGGTGCCCAACCTTTCAACTACACTGATGCCATTGATGCTCTTCCTAATGCTATCCATGCCTTCGGAGGACCTGATGGAGTTGCAGAAACTACTCAATCTTTCATCGACAAAGAAGGATTATTCCAAGATGCCGGTGCCGTTGATCTTACTGGCGTAAGAGGTGATGATTACTGGCACGCAGCAGTTCATCCTGCTGGATACTCTGGTCCTAACTTAGGATTCCCTGGAAGTGAAACTCAAGATCACATCATGAACTCTGGTGTATCTGATGCCGGTACTTTCGTACTTGCTGAAACTTCCCTTGACATGCATTGTTGGGGTGAAAATCCAGTTGTCACTGGTAAATTACAACTTAATGGTCAAGATCGTTTCTCAGAACGTGAAGGTACTTACTTCGATCTTGTACAACCATTTGCTTTCCACACTCGCAACCCAGATACCGGTATCAACGTATACTCATTCTCTCTTCGCCCTGAAGAACACCAACCATCTGGATCATGCAACTTCTCAAGAATTGACAATGCTACTTTACAACTTGTCCTTTCTAACGCAACTGTCCAAGGTACCAGAACCGCCAAAGTACGTGTCTATGCTACCAACTACAACGTCCTTCGTGTCATGAGTGGTATGGGTGGTCTTGCCTACTCAAATTAAGCGTGATAATCGTTTATGTTTTAATACTATCTATATTGTAAATAATACTATACAATATAGATTTTAATAATATAAAATTTAGAAGTTTTTTATGATTATATATTAGATGTATGAAGCCATAATTAATAAAATTAAAAAATACGAAGATAGATGGTGTGAAATTATGAATTATGATAATGTTTATATTACTGCCTTTAAATATCCTTTATCTCCAAAAATAGAACCTTTTGATTTACAGGCTTATAAAAAATATCCAAATCATAATTTTGTTTACGATAAATTATGGGTTGCTGAAAGTCAACAACTCGCTTGTGGAAGAATCGCTCTTATTGAAGAACAATCAGATATTCAATATCCTATTTTTATTAAACCAAGGTGGGGTCATAAAACATCAACTAGTCGAAATTGTTTTAAAATAAAAAATTATCAGGAATTGGTGAAATACAAAAAAATCAAAGAAGATATGATGTGGTCTGAATATATTGATGGCACTGAAGCAATGACAGATTTTATGTTAGTTCAGGGAAAAATTGTCTATCAAATAACCTACCGCTATTCGCATAATCAACATGGTTATATTGACGAATGGAAATATATCTCTCCTACAAATAAATGCCCTTCTAGTGTAGAAAAATGGGTACAAAAACACATGTCAACTTTCACTGGACCAGTGAATGTTCAATATAGAAAAACTACTATTATTGAAGTAAGTTTGCGTTTAGCAAGAGGTGGAGCATATATCCAAGCTACACAAAACCGATTTTTAATCCAAAATATTAATAATGTTGTTGAAAAAAATATGTGGAATTATAGTCTAGAAAATAAATTGGATTTCTCTCCTTATTACTCTTTTAAAGCTTATACTGAATCTCCATTATTTTATTTATTTCCTTACAACACTGTTAAATTAATTTTAGAAAGATTTAGTTGTATGCCATTTTTTGAATACTATTTTGAACCATCAGGTAATGATGGTATGGTGTTTTTACAATTTATGCATAGTGATTACAAACAGGGAATGAAATGTAAAACATTTTTAGAGAGATCAATTAAATTCATGAATTATTTTTTAATTTATACAATTATTTATTGTATGTGTATGATTTTTTTCAAAACCGAAAATATAATTTTTATTATATTATTTTTTGTTCTCTTTTTTATCTTTTTAACGCGTTTTTTGAATCCTATTGATGTTCAATATAAATTGTTAAAAGCCAATAGACAAAAAAAATTATCTTAGTGTATTATATAATGAATTCAACCCCATTTGGTGTTAGTGTACCCGGTCCGGTTCAGATTGGAAGTAGTAATAGTGGGATTAATCCTAATATTCCTGACCGTGCAGAACTAGCTTCTACTACTCCTTCGGTTAATTTCAAACCTGCTGTTGATGATAAAGAAAAAGCTGTCAAACCAGGTGATGAACCTTTGCCTATGTATACCCCTCCTGGTTTCTGTGCACAAACAGTATATGGATGTTGTTCTGATGGTATGATAGCAAAAATTGATGAATTTGGATCAAATTGCCCACGATCAAGACCTACAACTACAGGTGGACTTTCATCTCTTTTAGCTGTAAGAGTTATTAATCAATTATTTCCTCCACGTGATCCAAGACCTAGAGTAAGGGTTGAAGAACCTGGATATCGTTAAATTGATACTAATATACTAACACAAATAGAACGTATTAATGATAGCCTGTCTCTTCGTTTTAAAATAAAAAATTTAACAAACCAAATAGCGAAAAAAATCATTAAGATTGACAATAACGTCTTTGCATAATAATTATTTAAATCCATATTATTATGCAAATATTAAATTATTTTAGAAAAAAATGTTTTCTTTATTAATATTATAAAATGCCCGATTGTGAACTTGACGGACCAACATGGGCACAAGCTCGTGGAAACGATAAACCAACACCAATTAAAGGATATATTCCTGTAGGTACCTATTACTATAAGCTTCAAGAGGTAGGTAAATCAGTAGAATCAAGCTCTACATTAGGTGAAAACCCAAATCAAACTATAAGATGTTTGACAAATGATACCTGGAGTGATTACTTACCAGGTAGTTATATTAACTTTATGGGTTCAAAATTTAAAGCTAATGATAAAAATTGCTTTGATGCCGATATTACTAAAGAAATATGTACATTAATTTTACCAAAAAATCCAAGCAATCCACAGCCTATTTCAGAAGATGGAGGTAGTCATTACACTATCAATGGAACATCATTTTACGGAGAAGATACAAAAATTGTTGGTGATTTTGGTAGACTGATCACTCAAGATGGAAGAGCTTTTTATACTGCTCTAGATAAAGTTAATATTATTGAAATTGTATTTATGACTAATGATGATGGCAAACTAAAAGGAAGCGTAGAAGGTAATAAACTAAGAACTGTATTTGTTCATGCTATTGCTCCCGAAAAAAAACCAGAACCAAGAAGAAACTTTTCCGGTCGTCTTTTTGGAGCCCTTTTTGAATAAATTTTTGCATTTACATAATAATTATTTAAATCCATATTATTATGCAAATATTAAATTATTATTCATCCGTTGCAAATAATCGAATCATGTTCACTGCTTCAAGACTATAATCTTGTTTCAAAAATATTTTTTCTATAAAGCTATTTTCTCGCAAACGAATAGAATATTGCTTATTTAGCTGATTACGCCCGATTCTACCCATTGCTTGTATTGTTTTTTCTTGTGTAATGTATTCTAAATCTTTTCCAATGAATCCATGGCAAAATTGATAATTTGTTCCATAAATATAATCCGAACTTGCCAAAATCAAGTACAATTTCTGGTTATCGGCCAAACTTTTCATAATCTCATTATAATCAATATTTCCATGATTAGTCATTACTCCTACACCCATTAAAAGCAATACTTTCCATGTATCTTCCATATCCAATAACATGATTTTTTCAACAATATCATTACTAATATCAGATGTCATTTCATTTGTTTTAACAGTCTTATCTGTCCATTTTTTAATATGATCTTCTGAATTTGGAACATATTTAGACGTTAAATCAATCATCTTCACTTGGCTATTAAGTTCGTCAATTTCTTTTTTTAGTTTTCTTAATTCAGGAGGAATCTTTGCATCTACCGATTGCTTAGCCATTTTATTATCTTTATCAGCATCAGCACCTAGTTTATCTTCGTAAAATTTCTCTTTTTCAGTTATTATTTTTATTAATTTATTATTGTAATCAATGTTTTGAGATAACTCTTTTATTACTGCATCTGGAATTTTGGCTTGTTGAAGTAAGAATAAAGATACTTTTTTAACATCATCCGCCAAATAAATTGTTGGCCCGTCTGTTAGTGTATTTGCATCTTTTGTAGTTAACAAAACTGATGATTTATATTTCTGTTTCGCTATCTTTTTAAAATAATCAAAAATATCCTCCCAAATATCACTGCTAATATTTTTAAGAACCATCAAATAATACTCTTTTATTGAATTCATGGAAATCGTATCAAGATCTTCAAAATAATTTGATATAAAATATTGATCATGAATAATTTCTTCGTATTCGTCTTTTAATTGATCGATATGAAATATAAAATCAACAATAGAATTAAGATCAAAATAACGATAAAGTGTCTTAAACTGATTACAATTTTGGATGCAATTCTGCAATTTTTCAAATGTTTCACAAAATGTATGTGGCATCTCAGAAAAACCTTCTTTATTAATCAATGGTATTGATTTATTACAGTCATGACTAATAATATCACGATCACGGGTATCTGGAAATTTTATTTTAAAATCTTGTATAATTGGATAAATCAACTCTCTAGGAGGTAAAGTAGCTGAACACAAAACAAGATTCGGTATAATATTCTTTGACCAATTATCATGTATGTAAACGTGATTTTCATCTTCTTCTTTATCCATTGTAATAGTTGGTTCGTCCCAATAGGTAATAATATTTTCCCGATCATTAAAAGCAACCATATAGTGCATTGCACATAAATATGATTTAATATCACAAATCATAATTTCTACATTTGAACCATCAGTATGAATAATCTTTTTTTTTCCATCTTTGAATTTAATATGTTTTCCATCATCTTTGCAAAATTTTCTGCCACAAGAACAAAAATCTTTATTAACTCTTTCATGTTTATAATAGGAAGAAGCAGCAAGATAATTAAGTCTAATATCCGATGAATCATTACATCCAAAGGCAAATGCTACTTTTTTATGAAGAGAAATTGCAGATTTTGCCAATGCAAGGCCAACATGTCTTGCTGCGCAAAGGAATATTACTCTATAACCACATGACAATCCTAGAGGACTTAGTGTTTTTCCAGTACCCGTTGGAGCAATATATAAAGCCAATTTAGGATGGTCTCTATTAGAACGAAAGAAGGAAAACAATTGTTTTTGATGATTATAAAGGGTGTAATCTTTAAAGTGGTTCAAAAATACATTGCCTTCTAAAATACTTGGGCAATATTTTACCATTAATGTTAAATCGATCGAATCTTTATAGTCGCTTAACGTTTTTTCAACAAAATTTAAAATGACTTGATTTATATAAAGTATTTTATTTAATCGTAAATAATAGAGTGTATAATAATAATAATAAATATCTGCTTGGTTTTCTTTTTTAATAGCCTTTAAAAGACGTTCTACTACATTAATTAAACAAAATTCAAAAATGTGTTCAATATTTTTCGAAAGATATTTTTTGGAATTATTTATTTTTATTTGCTCACCACTGTTTAAACGTCTTAAACCCATATCTGGATTAGGAGCATCAATTTCATATTTTTTGCATATTTTTTTTACCTTTTCTTCAAAGAACTCTTTATAAAGGAATCCTGTGAAAGCATCATGATTTCCATCAATCTTAAGAAATGAAATTAAGGAAGTCTGATTATTATATATAAAGTTAGGATTATCATAACCCTTAATAATCAAATTCAATATTTCTTTTTCACCACTTGATACGGGACGTTCAACATTGTCCCACTCTAATTTAGTTAATTTTCTCTGAATAAGATCCATTTTATACCTTTCTTTAAATTTTAAATTTTAATTAAATTTTCTTCATTTTTAATTAAAATTGATTGTATTTATATAAACATTAATTCATGTATTAATATAATGAAACGCGGGTCTAGAATTATTAGTATTGATGGGAATATTGGGTCTGGTAAATCAACACTGTATAACTTTTTAAAAGACAAATACAAAAATAATAAAGAAATTGGCTTTGTGGAAGAACCAGTAGATACCTGGAATAAAATTAGAGATGAAAATGATGTACCTATATTAACCAACCTCTATAAAGATACAAATAAATATGCGTTTCGTTTTCAAATGATGGCCTATATTTCCAGATTAAGTCTATTAAGAAAGGCAGTTCTTTCTAATAATTATCAAGTAATCATAACCGAAAGATCGGTATTTACTGATAAAAATATTTTTGCAAAAATGCTTCATGAAGATGGTGCAATCGCTACAGATGAAATGGCAATTTATTTACAATGGTTCGACGAATTTATCAGTGAAGTCTATCCATCTTCCTTTGTCTATGTTCAAGCAACCCCTGAAATTTGTGAAAAAAGAGTAATTAAAAGAGCAAGAGAGGGAGAAAATATTGCTCTATCCTATTTGCAACGTTGTCATGACTTTCATGAAAATTGGTTAGGAAATATGGGTCAAAATGTAGTTATACTCGATGCAAACCTTGACCTATCGAAACACCCAGAAATACATGAACAATGGGCGGAAAAAATAGAGCAACAATTTAACTATAGATCATGTAAATTATATTTTGATGGAGCTTGTCGTGGCAACCCGTCTAACAAACTTGGACTTGGTTTTGTTATATTTCAAAAAAATCTAAAAGTTCTTCATGAATTTAAAAAACCTGTTGAAATTGAAAGTGGAACGAACAATATAGCAGAATATATGGCCTTAATTGAAGGATTAAAATATGTTGTTGACGAAAAAATTGATTATGTAGATGTATATGGTGATTCAGATTTAATTATAAAACAAGTTCTAGGTATTTATAAAGTGAAAGCACTTCATCTTAAACCGTATCATGATATGGTTAAATCATATATTGATCAAATACCCAAAGTTGTTTTTCAACATATTCCTCGCAATGAAAATAGTCATGCAGATAAATTAGCCAATGAAGCACTAGATAATAACGACTAATATTCTAATCCACAAAATGTACAATAACGAAACATTTCTCCATATGGGCCTTCTTCACGTTCATAAATTATATTGTGTCCTGTTATTTTTTCACAAAGATTATATATATCTTGTAAATTTGCTTTTTGTTCTCTATTAACCTTTTCTAATTGCCATAAAATGTCTTGTTTTTTCGCTGCAAGTTCTTTTTGCTTATTTTTTAATTCCTCCATTTTAAAAGATTAATAATTATTTTTTAATATATAATTATTTAATTAACTATATATTTATTTATTTACTTATATTGAGACTTTTTTTGGTTTAAATTTCAATATATCCAACTCTTCTTCTGTTGTTGGAAAATCTTCTTTACCATATATATCTTGCAGTAGCATCCATTCAAACATTCCACCAAGATACATATACACCCTCCTAAAACCTAATTCCTGCAACTGTTTATATTTTTTATACACTGTTTCATCACAATTATTCATCCCATAAATAATAATATTAACTGTATCAACATTATTTTTTAATAAACCATTTATTTTTTCTTCTTCTTGATTAAAAGGTAAAGTATTCAAAATTAAACATGATTGCATTGATAAAGGTAATGTATTTATAATAATTGAACTTGAATTTCTAATATTATTTTGTAAATCCTCATAATTCATATTTATAGTTGTTAACTTATTTCCCATATTTTATTAAACTAATTAATAAAATATGATTAATTTTAAATGCTAATTAAAAGAAACTACTATTTCTACTTCTTCCTTTTTTATACTTTTTGAAGCAGATACAGATAATTCTTCACGTTTTTTTCTCGTTTTTTTATTATCAATTGCACCAGTCGCTAATAAGGCTTTTTTTTTTGAACTACTATTTCTGGAATTCATATCAGATTCAATAACTTCATAGTTATTTTCAATGTAATTAATGACACCATTTTCTATAGCCCATTTAAAGAAATTTAATTGTCCAATTGTTGTTTGAACCTGTGCACCATCTTTATAAGGAATATTAATTCTTTCCCATCTGCAAAAAGGATCAAAACGACGTTTAGAATAAGCTTTTAATTTTAATTTATAATCAATATAAACTTTAAAACGTTTTCCTTTCCATTCATAAACTGTAAAATTTTTCTTTGCATAATTTGTTGCAAACCAATCAATAATACGCAAAGAAATTTTTGTATCACCATTAATAATTTTTAGCATTTGTTCTATTCTCTCTTCAGTGTAAAAACTCATCAATGTATTTAATAATAAATCATTTTGGGTCGAATATAAATTACTTGACATAATACATATAAAAAAT